TAACTTAATCATCTTTGAACTATTATCAACACTCAATGTCTCAAATTCTATTTCTTTATATTTCTTACCCTTCATAGTAAGATTGTGACCTGTAATAAACTTTGCTACTTTACTGCCCTTTACGGCTTGTGCTTCACTTACTTTCTTATAACCACTACCATAAGGAACTGAAGTGACACCTTTCTTCTTCATCTTCTTTACACCTTTACGGCTTGGTGATGGTAATGTTGTTTCCTTTACCATTCTAAACTTTAGTGCTGGTCTACCATTTATTAGTAAGTCTCCTTTGTCATTGTAATCAACAGACTTTACTACAACTTTTTTATTTTTGAACTTACCCATCAAAATAGTATCACCTATCTCTACTGGTAGTTTTATACTTTCAGCCATTTTAGCTTTTTTTGCTAAATTCTTTATACCTATCTTATTTATTTCTTTTTGTTTTTTAACCCAATCTCTAGCAGTCTTACCCAATGGTGCTTTTATAAATTTACCAACACCTTTTTTAGCTAACATATTAAATCGCTTTTGAGATTGTGCATATGATTCGTAGCTGTCATTCTGTACAACCATAAATTTATCCATTCCAAATAAGCCTTGTAAATATCCCATATTTTTTTGAACATCTTTCCAACTTTTTTCTACAATAGCTTCAGGTACAGATCTAGGTCGTCGTTCATTTCTTTCTAATGCTGCTTCTAAGCTTGTATTTACAAAAACCATAAAGGTATCATAACCCATACTCATTAGTTTTTGTCTGTTATCTTTTATAGATTTGAATCTATGACCAGTCCCATCAATAATAACACCTAATCTACCTTCAGTATATATTCTTAGTCTTTCCATACTTAGAGATTTAGCAAAACTTCTCAATCCACTGTAATCTTTGTAACTAGGATCAGCTAACTGTCTGAATAAATCTACTGGCATATTAGCTAAATCTACAGTGCCATAATATTTTTTCAATAATATCTCAAGTTCTCTATCTTGATTTACCATTTTTAGTCCTGAAGCAGATATATTTACCTTTTCAGGTATACCAAATAATTGGGAAGCCACATAAGACTTACCACTACCTGGACCACCAGCTAAAAATATACCTTTGAAGATGCCAGGATCATTTACCCCTTCTTCTATCACTTCTTTGTCTATAAATGGTTCTACTAAGTATTGTGTGAGTTTATCCATAATTTCCTGTGTTTCTATTCATATATAAATATAAAGTTTGTTAATTATCCACAATGAATTGTTTTATGGGTTAGATGAACCGGATAGAAATGCATTGTAATTGCCCTTTACAGTATCTGTCCACACTATATTTGCTACTGATTTAGTTTCCAAAGCTTCTGTAGCAAGACTAGCTGAAATTACTGTATTACTTCCACTAGGAGATATTGTTCTTCTGTGAAAATTTCTAGCTATCTCTACGCCATCTTCAGATATTATTGTAGCTTCTCGAAGATGTATTTTTTTATACTCTCCGAGTATTTCTAATTTATCTACTATTATTTTTTTTGTTATAGCCATTTTATTAACTCCTTATTATGCTGTTGTTCTGTATGTAAATTGTCCGTACATATCATCATTATCTGTAATGTCGCCCCAAGTAATCGGATCCCAACTAGATCCACCGTCTTTAGTTTCATATACTCTTAAAGTTTCATCTGCTCTTACCCATATTGTAAGGTTGTTTACATTGTCAGGATCATCTGCGAAATCAAAGCCATTACACATTACAGTTCCACCAACACAATCAAACTCTACTGCAAATGGCAATCCACCTATTGCAAAATCTGCTGATTGAGTTCCAGATTCTTGAATATTAACAAGCTTCATCCAACATGTTACTAAACTACCAACTTTTACATAAAGATTTCCAGTACTTGTAGTGACTGTACCACTATTATATAAGACAGGTGTCCAACTACCCTCTTCATAATCATGTAGTGTATTTGCAGCTGCTGAATCAGAACCGAATCTTATACCATCCTCTGATTGTATAGTACCTTCAACATGTAGATTTCCATCACCAGGATCTGTTGATGTTGTACCAACTCTAAGAGCATCAATTCTAGCATAATCATTTACAAATAAATCATTAGCAATAGTCACATTTCTGCTTGTGTCAACTGTAATTGCAGTAGTGCCGTCGTCTCTTATGTATAGAGTACCTCCTCCGTAGTCTATATACGAATTTGAACCATTGTTGTGGAATCTTAGATAATCATCATCTATGCTATTAGCAGTTGGAGTTGCACCTTGAATATAGATGTTCTGTCTAAAGACACTCCTTTGTTGCACTGAATCAATTATTGCTTGTGTTGTGCCTCCTACAACAACTGATATGCTGTCTCCAGAATCTTCTGTTAAATATGTATTTGATCCGCCATCTAGATAAAATTTATCTGTTGCTCTTATTTGAGCGTCTCCATTAATTTGTACAGTACCATTGACTTCTAATGTAGAATCTGGATCTTCTTCACCAATTCCAACTTTACCATCGTGAGTTATGGTCATTCTTTTTGTAAGACCAGAAACACCCGCATTATTTGTTGCAAAACTCATGTTAGCATCATAATTTGAAGTGCTACTATTTGCCGAAGAATCTCTTTCGACAATTATACCAGCACTAATAGCTTGACTAAATATAACATCCTCTCCAGCATTAGCTCCATCTGTAGATCCAACATCAAATGCTATTCCAGCAAAATCACCTGTACTATCACCATGTCGATTCACAAGTGCTAATGTATAGTCTGTCGTATATAGACTGTTAGACCAAGTACTAGAGTCATTATGTCTTAGATGTAAATGTCCTCTCATAGCGCTTCTATTACTGCTTGTCATTGATATTTGAGCTTCAGCATCTGTTATATCAAAGCTGGTTCTATTATTTGAAAGAAGATTTAATGTTCCCCCTCTAACGTATCCATCTGTTCCCGTATTAATGTTACTATCGACTTCGGTTGCTGTCATATTATCAACACCAGATATTTCAAAAGTTGAAGCACCGGCAGCACTTATCTTATACTTATCGGTAACATTATCATAACCCATCAGCAATTTACCCGTACTACCGCTAACCCACTGTACCAGTCCCTCACCAAACTCTTCATCCCAAACCAAGTTACTTCTTACCCTTGCTTGTGGCGATAATTTAAGAGAATCTTTTACAGACAATCCACCAGCAATTATGTCACCTGAAATGTAGTTATCTGGATCGTTGGAGTCGTCTGATAGTTTGAAATTTTCTGTGTATATAGGTATTCCCTCAGGTAATCCTAAAACAGAACATACCTTAGCACCCCAAAATGTGTAATACTCTAATCCACCACCAACTGTATTTTCTTCATCGTGAAATTCTATTGCTCCTATATTTGGATCTGTGTGTGAACAAGACATAAAAAGATTTTTAGCACCTCCAAATAGATGAACTGAAGTTCCACTTGGAGCAGCCACCCCATCTTCGTATGATGCACTAGGTATGTTATTGATTCTATCTACCATTACGCTAGCACTAATCTGAGTATCGGCATCGGTTGCTAGTGATGCTGTATACCATGCCAAGTCTTTCGTTCCTAGCTTTGATTTCATATTTATTCTAAATGGATAATTTGCCATTATTTCCCCCTACTTTATTAGTCTGATATATTACCAGGTGCTGGAGCCGTAAGTGGATTGAATGGTACATCTGCGCCAGCTGCTGGTGCTATAGCTCCTAAACCAAATGTAAATTTTCCTACAGCACCTGTTGTTTTGTGTGCTGTATTTCCATAACCCCTTATAGCTTCGCCTGGTTTTAGTTCCAAACCTCTTTTAAATGTTGCTGAACTTGATATTGCGTTATTTGTAATACCAAATCCACCGATAGTTCCAGCAGTAGCAGTAATTGCTCCTTCTTTACTAACTTGAAATGGAGCACTTGCTGGTGTAAGATGACCAGCAGAAATTCTAACATCACCAGTGCCAGATAGCCTTACTATATCAGAACCAGTACCAACAATTATATCACCTGCGTTTGCATCAAGTGCTATATTACCAGCGTTTGATGTTAATTTATTCGAACCTACCTGCCAACCAGCAGTACCACCTATTCTTGCACTTTCAGCTTTTAGAAACCCAGCTTTTGTAACACTAAATGGAGCATCAGCAAATACAGGATCTCCTAATTGGATACCCTCATCCCCATCGGCTATAAATATATCATCACCAGTACCTAAAGATATACGTTTATTAGCTGGATTTAATGAAAAGTTGGTTGCTGCTATTGAGCCTGAAGTTATTGTAAACCCACCGATATTACCAGCAGTTGCTGTAATATCACCTGTCAAATCTACGCTTGTAGCAGTCACATTACCGCTTGAGTCTAATGAGAAGTTTCCTGCGTCTACAGTAAAATTAGCTCCATCAAATTTTATAAACTTAGAATCATCTGCATTACCTACATTAAATTTTGCTGTACCACTATCTAAACCTATAAAAGCACCAGCCGTAGAATTATCACTAAAGCCACTTTTCTTAACATATAAACCTTCAGCATTTGTCGTTGAATCTAACTTAACATTATTTTTTGATATTGAACCTTGATTTATTGTCCATCCAGCTATAATATTTTGTGTTTCTGATATTTCAAATAATGTATTACCATTGTCTTTGAAGCCTTTTATTCCATATATACCACTTGATATTTGACCAAAAGCAACTTTTACATTATTTCTCGTAGCTGTGCCAGGTGAAAATGAATCTTTACCAACAGCACCGTGAACAGTAATAACCTTTGCTTCAGAATCTATTATTACACCATCTGTATCAGCAGATGTTGAGCTTGATATTACATTATTACCAATCTTCCAACCACCAGCAGTAAGGACATCATTTACATAACTAAAGTTTTCTCCGACAAAAAAGATTGGGTCTGATGAAGCACTTACAAAAAATAGAGATGGTTGTGGTGTGGCACTTGTATGTGAAACAGCATTAGTACCAAGAGCTATCGTAGCAGTATTTCCATCTATTTTAGCAACAGTTCCACTTTTTAACTGACCAGGTACTAAATCCCAACCAGCTATTCTAGCTTCATCTTTTGTAATCAATACTGAGTATGTGGTGTCATCACTAATGTCAGCATTTCCTGAGCCAGCAAATACACCAAATCCATATTTAGCAGTTCCAGTAGTAGGTAAGTTACCAACTACCACTTTTGGTTTAGCAACATTTATAGAACCAGTATAGATTGCTAATCTTTGGTTTGTAGCATCTAAAGCAATAGAACCATCAGCATCATTATATTGTAATTTACCAGGAACTAAGTCCCATCCAACTATTCTATTTCTAACAGAACCTAATTCTACTAATAAATCATCATCGAGCGTTCCAGTACCATCAAATATTTTTAGTCCATACGTTGAACTTCCAGTAACCTCTCCTAGTAAAATTCTATCTCTAGTACCATCATTTATTGTAATTCTTTTAGCAGCTGAACTTATAGTTATTATATCAGATGGACTTGTTATAGCAGCTGTTGATATTGTCCATCCAGCAATTGTATTTCCACCCTCGCCTAATTCTACAAGTATATCACTATCGGCTGGAGATGTTCCGCCAGTATTATCAAATATTTTTATTCCGTAAGTTGTTCCACCATCAACTTCACCGATATAGATTCTATCATTAGTATCGTCATTTATTGTAAGTCTTTTCGTACTAGCATCTATTATAAAATTAGAAACACCACCAGCACCATTATCTGAACTACTAATAGCAGTATTACTGATTCCCCAACCACCAATATTACCAGTTGTAGCATTTATAGCACCCTCTAAATAAGCAGAACCTGAAGCCCATAGCCCAAATCCACTTAGCGTACCAAATCTAGTAGAACTTACACCAGCAAGATTACCAGTTCTCACTACAGCAGAACCACTTGAGGAGTTTACATCTATAAAAGGGCTGTTTGGTGAAGAAGCATCAATTGTTACTGTACCACCATTTATTCTAGCAACCGTTCCACCGACATTTATATTATCTAAATCTCCTACTACATTATTAACATTATATGTATCAAAATCTCCACTTGTAGATTTACTTCCATTTATTTGAAATTGTACAGCATTTATATTTCCAGCATCATTCGCATCTTTGAAAAGCAATATATCATCATCAGAAAAAGTAGCAGATTTAGTATTATCAAATGTAACAGTACCACCACTTTGAGAAGATCCTGATACGACACCACTGTCTGATACGAATAGTATACCATTAGTTGCTTTGACAACATCTTTTTGGAATATATGTGTTCTTAGTGTATTTCTTACTACTATATTATCTACTTCTAAAAGCGTTCCATTTGAACCATTATCTTGTACCCTAAATCCATCACCAGTTATACCTGATACGAAAGTACTAGTACCTAAAGTATCGCCGTCACCAAATGTTATATCATCATTTACTGTTAGGTTATCTGTAATTGTGACGCTATCTGGCAATCCAATTGTTACAGCAATATTACCACCTAATGCTTGAGCAGAAGAATTTGAAACTGTAATTTCATTTGAAGTTCCAGTAAATGTAGCAGTAGCATTACCTTGAACTGCTGTACCTGAAGATGAGCCATAATCAACAGATATTGAATGTGCAATACCTTCTCCTGAAGTAGCACCAGTAGATGTTATACCAGTTCCACCAGTTAGAGTTCCCACATAATTACCAGTTGTATCAGTACCTAAAGCAACAGAATTTGCTTGTATGGTTGCTGCTCCACCAGCAGCTATTAAAATATCACCACTAACATTACCAAATATCTCATCTTCAAAATTACTGAATGTTATTTTTTGTGAGCCATTGTCTGTTGCATCTACCATAGCCACAAAGTCTGCTTGAGCTATAGTTGTTTCTGTACCTAATTCATTTAAGTCTAAAGATAAGCTATGTGTTATACCTTCTCCTGAAGTAGCACCATTGGAATCAATTCCAGTACCACCAGTAATTGTTGCTACATAGTTTCCAGTAGTATGTGATGATAAGGTAATTAAGTTATCTAGCGATGTAGCACCTGTACCACCCCTCGCAACACTAAGTGTACCAGATGTTCCATCAACTATCGGAAGTCCTGTTGCATCTTGTAAATCAAATGCGGGAGTTGTGTCTGAAGCACCTAATGCTACAGTGATTCCACCAAAATTTACAGTCGAATTTGAAAGTGATGAGTTTGCTATATTTGATAAAGTATTATTACTCGCATTAATTGTTTTGTTTGTAAGTGTATCAGTTGTTGAAGTTCCCACTATATTTGTAGTACTTCCTACTGTACCAGCAACCCATCGGTTTTCACTAACATCGTATAGTAATGAACCTGTAGCGTTGCCACCACTTGTTTCTTTTACAAAAAGTCCGCCATCGTTAGCACCAGCATTTAGTTCTATAATTCTATCTGCAACATTTAATGTTGTAGAATCAATAATTGTCTCTGTACCAGATACAGTTAGATTACCTGAAATAACAACATTATCATCCATTGTGATTGTTCCACCAGCAGAATCTATTGTAAGGTTACCAGAAGATGTATCAATTTCATTATCGCCAGTAACACCTACTTTAATATTTCCTAATGTACCACCAGCAAATGTCGGTGAGTTTCCTGTTCCAACTGCCTGACCGATTGCTATATCATTAGCATTTACAGTAACACCAGTTCCAGCACCAACGGCAAAAGTTCTATTTGAGGCTATTGTCCCACCACCAGTCAAACCATCACCAGCAGTTAGTGTTACGCTTGTGTGGTCTATATGTTCATTTGCTACAAAGCCACTTAAATCATCATGAACTATTTCTCCATCATTTGTAGTTAGTGTATCACCTGTAAGTGTGATACCTGTACTAGCTGCTAAATTTGTATTTGCTGAAATATCAATGCTACTCAATGTTGATATACTTCCTAGTCCTAAAGTAGTCCTAGCATTACTCGCAGCAGCATCGTCAATTAGAGTTCTACCAAAAGCTGATATTGTTGTACTTGCTGGTAATGATAAAGTTTTTATATCTGCATCAACTTCAGAATCCATTAGAGCGCCAGCTGCTGTTACGTTTGCTGTATCTGTTACATCAGCACTACTCTCAACTGAATCTAATTTTGTTTCTTGAGCGTCTGTCATCAGTCTTTTGTTAGTAGCGTCTGTAAAATTAGTAGTGGTAAATGATGGTGTTGCTCCACTAACAACTGATTGGTCTAATGCTTTTACATCAGTAATAGATGTTAGTTCAGAATCCATCAGAGCACCAGCAGATGTTACATTAGCAGTATCAGTTACATCAGCACTAGCTTCTATCGCATTTAATTTTGTATGGTCATCATCCGTAAAAACATTGGAATCAGTAGCCGCTTCAACTGCAGCTCTAATTTCTGCATTACTTTGGTCAGCAGTAGCACCAGCTTCTATACCTAAGTCACTTCTTACTTCGGCAGCTGTTCTACCCTCAACAGATGTTCCATCAATTTTTAAGAAATCATTATCAGCTACTACAGAATTAGCAACTAAAACATTTCCGTTAGAAATACCAGAAGCTAGCCCTTTTACAAAAGATAAATTTGTAACTTCTGAATCCATTAGAGCACCAGCACTTGTAACATTTGATGTATCGGTTACATCAGCATTACTTTCAACTGAGTCCAATTTGGTTTCTTGAGCATCTGTCATAAGCCTTTTGTTTGATGCGTCTGTAAAATTAGCAGTACCAAATGTAGGAGAAGCGCCACTAATTACTGATTGGTCTAAAGCCTTTACATCAGCAATAGAACTCAATTCAGAATCCATTAAAGCACCAGCTGAAGTTACGTTAGCAGTATCAGTTACATCAGCACTACTTTCAACTGAGTCTAATTTAGTTTCTTGAGCATCTGTCATTAATCTCTTATTTGATGCGTCTGTAAAATTAGCAGTACCGAATGTTGGTGAAGCACCACTAACTACCGATTGGTCTAAAGCCTTTACATCAGCAATAGAACTTAGCTCAGAGTCCATTAGAGCACCAGCAGCTGTAACATTTGCTGTATCTGTAACATCGGCACTCGCCTCTATGGCGTTTAGTTTTGTGTGGTCAGCATCAGTAAAGACATTAGAATCACTAGCAGCTTCAACAGCAGTTCTAATCTCAGCATTAGTTTGGTCAGCAGTAGCATTTGTTTCAATAGTATCTAATTTTGTTTTATTAGCAGTTACTCTAGTACTAAATGAAGCACTTGGTGCTGTAAAAGAACCACTAATATTTGTTCTGAATGTAGAATCTGAAAAATCTATTCCTAAATTTTCAGAACCTTCATCCTTTAGTCCTGTTCCAGCAAAATCACTTACATCAATATCTAATGTTACCGAACTTCCTAAATCTACCTCTCCGCCTGTTTTTAATCCGTCACCAGCAGTAACAGTAACAGAATCGTTTGCTAATTCTACATTTGCTACTCCACCATTTTTTATTGTAACAGCACCACTGGATACACTAAAGTTATCAGAACTAAATGAAGCAACACCTTTGTTACTTGTAGTAGCATCTTCACCAGAAAATGTAACTGTATCCGTAGCACTTACTGCTACATCTATTCCTTCTCCAGCAGCAAATGTTAAATTATTACCATCAGCAATTGTTTGTGAAGTTGAACCATCTGTAATATTGAAACTACTCATCGATCCAGCAGAACCTGATAAGATACCCGCACCTAATGCTCTTATAGCTTCAGCTGATAGTGAACCACTAATATTTGATTTCAATGTAGAGTCTGTAAAGTCTACTGCTAATGTTCTTGTAGAAGCAATTGTTCCACCACCAGTCAATCCAGTACCAGCAGTTATTGAAACTGAAGAGTGATCTACATGTTCGTTAGGAACAAATCCACTTAGATTATCGTGAACAATCTCACTATCTGTGGTTGTTATTTCATTAGCATTAGCAGTTATTCCAGTTCCACCAACGACATTCAATGTAACATCACCAGAACTACCACCACCAGTAAGTCCATCACCAGCAGTAACCGCCGTTATGTCTCCTGTTTCAGCTTCTTCGGTTGTAATACGAGCAGCTAATGATTGTGACAAAGAAGTAAATGAGCCTGTAATTCTAGCTGCAGATAATGTATTGAAATATTGTGATGACCAAGAACCAGTTATATATCCACTAACAGTACTACTGAAAGTTCCACCAAATATTGAATTATTTAGTGTTGTTCCATTTAGAGCACTATTTATTGTTGCTCCAGTAATTCTATGTACGTGATTTCCCTTAGCGAAGTCACCAACATTACCATCTGAAGCAACTGTTCCTATATCTTCAGGATCTGCGTTATATGCCTGTATTGCTGGAGCACCAAGAGTACCCGCAACTTGACTATCGTTTGTAAATGATTCTCTGTTTATAGATTGCCCGAAACTAGCCAAGCCACTTCCACCTCTATACTCAATACCAGTAGAATCCATTTTGAAGAAACTATCTTCTGAATTATAAATTAATAAACCTTGGTCTGTAAGTTCTACTCTTCTTCTATTACTACGAACCGAAAAGTTATCCCAAGTAAGTTCTGTTTCAGGAAACTCTGCTGTAGCACTTCCCTTTACTGTCTTTTTAAATTTTTTCCCACTAAGTGAAGAATCTACAGTTCCTTTAGCACCGACAAACAATGGCTTTTCAATAGTAAATCCAGTATCATCATTTATAGAACCACTCAATCTAACTTTTACAAAGGTGGCATCTGCTGGTAACTCAGCACTAGCACCAAAACTATTGTATTGTCCACTACCTAAAAAGTATTCTCCAAATCCATTTGAAGAAGTAAAGTTTGCTTGTGGTAAAAACGGAACATATGTAGAACCATTATAATATTCTAATCTAAAATACTGAGGACCTAATGCTCTGTCCTTTCCTCTACCACCAAATGATGAACTAAAACGAGCAACAGAACTAAATGAAAGTACATCGCCAGCTGTAAAAGATGAAGTTATAACCTGTGTTATTTCATATTGGTTGTTCGAAGCATAACTAGCAGCTCCAGCAGGTACAACCATATCAAGAGTATTGTCACCACTTACTGCTTTATCATCATCAGCAAATCCACTTCTATCAGTTAGACTAGCACTAACCTTTCCAGTAAGAGCAAAAGACCAACTTGTGGCAGTTGCTACTACATTTCTACCAGCAGATATGGAATCATCCTCAAAACTTTTATTACCTATATATTGTGCGCCACCACCAACAGTTGATAATGAACCAGATTTTACTTCTACTCTACTTGTACCACCACCATCTCTTACTCTAAATCCAGGCAAAGCACTATCTAATTCTATTGAATTTTCAATATTTTTTAGTGAGCCGGAGCCTACTACAAATCCACCTATTTTACCACCAGTAAAAAGAACCTCTGAACCACTTACTTCTCCGCTTGGAGTAACTTGAAAATTAGAAGATGATATAAAGTATGTAGCACTAGAAGCACCATCTAAATTGAATGATGTTCCTTGTTGTAACTTAGTTCCACTAATATCAAATCCAGCAATCTTACCACCAGTAAAGAGAACTTTAGAGCCTGTAATATCCCCACTCGCCTTTACATTAAAATTACTTGTAGATATAAATTTGTCATTACCAGTAGCAGAACCACTTATAAAAAAATTATCAGAAAATAAAGAAGCACTACTTATTTGAAATCCACCTATCATTCCACTACTAGCAGTTATACTTCCCTCAAATTGAGCGCCACTAGCAATAAGAATTCCATCTTTATCAACCATAAAGTTAGGACCAAATTTTACAAAAAAGTTATCAGGATTTTCTACTGTAGGAGAGAAATCTAAATAATATTCGTTTCGTAACTCAGGAAAAGCAGCTGAAGAATCACTACCTGGACCTTGGTCTGATTTGAATATAGTCGAGTTATTAGCATCCATAGTAATATTACTACCACTAATTCTGCCATCGTCTATTGAAAAGTTTCCTAAAAATCCAGCCTCAGCAGTAATTGTACCACTCATAGTAACATTACCTTCAGGCGTTAGGTGAAAGTTACTCGAACTTATTTCCACATTTCCACCTGAACCACTTAGGAATTGTGTGGTAGTTTTTCCTACGAAAAATGAGTCAGCCCTAACATCAAATACTGATGGATTCGTTCTGAATTTTAAAGAACCACTTTTAGCAACTAATTCTAAACCAACACCAGCATAGTTTTCTCCACTATCTGGTAAAACAGAACCACTGTAAATCATAAATCCAGCAGTTCCACCAAGTGAATCATTTGAAGCACTTGTAAATCCTTGATATCCTATAGAACGAATAAAGCCTGAGCCTTCTGCTCCATCTCCGCCTGTTTCAGGTAGCTTTGAATCCACTCCTCCAAAATGTATACCACTTCCAGTAGTATCCCCACCTAAAAACATATCACCACTTTGAATATTATCGTTACCGCTTATTACTATATTACTTCCATCGAATACAGAGCCGGTATTGAATGCAATAGAATCAGCAATATTATTATTAGCATCATAAAACTCTACTAAAAATTCAAAAGTTTCGGGTCTTTTATGTTGATACTCTTTTGGCATTTCTTGTAAGAACTGAAATAGAGACGGGGAGAATCCAGTATCTTGAGATGGTTTTATAGACACATCAGATATGTACCAAGAACCATCAAGAACTCTAAATTGTAAAATAGCATCACCATCTTTATCAGCAGTAAATTGATGTTTTACTAAACCAAAATCTTTTTCAGTATCATCACTACTATTCATTTCCAAGCTTCCCAACCTTCTACCATATTGAGCAGGTTCTTCTAATACAGTCTGAGATGTCTCATCAATGAATTGTTGATTTGTCTTTTGGTATGATGATGAACCTGAAATGTAGGGAAGCAATGTTGCTGTATTACTTATACCCTTTTTACCACAAGCAATAAATGATATAGTATAATCTAAACCAGCAACCAAGTTAAATTTATAATCACTTTTTTGTTGAAACCTTAATTGATTACCAAAGGTATCTAAGCTTCCTGAAAGATAAACTGCGTCTAATAATACATCATTATCATATGTAAATACTTCAGATGTGCTTGATTGTGTACCATTCGTACCACCGAACTTTTCCCAATAATTAGTGATGTCTGCTATATTCTCAAAATATCCAGTTCTTATTCCCTCACCGATTGAAGTTTTATCCACTAACAACTCAGATGATTCTACTGGCATTTCTGCTAAAGTTTTGAAATCATCAAAAGAACCCTCACTTCTAACCATAACCTTTGCTTTATATACATCGCCTGAAAATACTCTGAGGTTGCTCAATGTTACATCAGCATAAGATATGATGTTCGCAACATTATAAGATTGTGTTGGTTCGGCCTCAAATTCTATATGAGCAGTACCTTTGAATGGTAAGATTATTTCACTACTTTCTCTACCAACAGCAGGTACTGAAAATGGTTTTGAGACAAGTGATGTACTTGAATTTATTACTTCGTCTAAAGAACTTGTATGCTTGTTGGTTAGAGATGGAACTTCAATCCCATATTCTTTTAGTTGTTCATCACTATAAATACTAGTATCTATACTATCAAATACCAGCTTACCGCCTATATGTTTACTTAGAAATTTACCATCACTTTTATAGCTATATGGAAATTCTTCAGGAGAGCTTCTTTTAGAAATCTGACCAATTCGTCTACCAAATTTTGACTTTCGTTTTCCTTTTTTTGATTTTAGTTTTTTTCTTTGCTTTGTAATTTCTCTTGTTTTATCTACTGGTTTAAAATCTTCTAATATTTTATCTTGTTCAGCAATTGAACCTTGTGCTGGCTCGTTTTGTGATATCTCTTTGAATTCAAATCCATCGGTTGGTCTACCTTCTATTGTAAACGATGGTGTTGATATAGAGCTAGTAGTTTCGGTTCTAACTAATGTACCAAATCTTTTTTCAGCTATTGATATTTTAGGAGCATTCCAAAATCTAATAGGCTGTGTATTTACAGCAGCTGAATTTATTATGACCTCACGAGTCAATCTAACATTATAAGCACCTTTGAACTCATCAGGTACTTCTTCGACATCACTAAATAATCCAAGATCAGTAGGTACAGAATCTAACTCACCTACAATTATCAGATTAGCAACGCCAGGAGCAGTATCATCGTATATTTCTACTGTTATTCTTCTAGAAGTTCCTTCAAGATATTCTGATATAGGTTCTGAATAAATTGAGTTTCCTTCTGAATCAATGAAGTCTATAAGAATTTCTACACCATCCTTCATATAAGGACCTGTCTCTATAAGAAAAGAACTCTTTCCTTGTGGGAGACTCTCAGGCATATCAGTAATGATGATGTGTTGAGATTTATCTCTATCATCAATCAATACATCTAATTCATCTAATTCGTGGGGTTTGTTGTATTTTTTAGTAATGCTCATTCAGTTTTCCGATATAGTAATAAATATAAAATCTTAAAAAAATAGTATTTATTATATATACAAACTAAGGAGATTATCGGTATGAAAAAGAAATATTCTTTTACTATAGAAGAATCACTAATGGAATGGCTTAGAGTCTATGCTAAAGGAGAAAGTACTAGTATGAGTGCTATTTTGAATCAGTATATACTAAGTCTAAAGCGTGGTGAAACTAAACCAAAAAATATAATGTATTCGTCTAGTCGAAATGCACGTTAGAAAAGGTATTTTCTTTTTTTATTTCTAATAAGGTATCTACAGCATCTCTCATAGAATCTATATGAGATACAATCATTGTAAATTGAAATTGCGACTTTAGATACTGAAATAGATTATAAACAGAATTTAGATTATCCGAATCCATAGTTCCCCAACCTTCATCGATTGCTAAGAAGTTAGGTGCTGGTAGGTTAGATACATTTATCAATCCCACACGCATAGCTAAAGATGATATAAATCGTTCCATACCGCTAGATAGTTCTAAAGGCCATACATTATCATCATCATATACTATATAGCAATTTATATTTTTACCATCCATTTCTAATATCATAGAAAAGTCTACAATTTGAGATAGGATATCATTTACAGCACCCTCAATTGTTGGAAGTGCTTTTGATATCAACTCATATGGAATACCATCTCTTTTTACAGCATCCATATAATATTGATAAGCAGCATACTTATCTTCTAATTCCTCTACCTTTTTGATATTAGATAATATATTTTTACGATTAGTTTCTAATACCTTTATCTCACCATTTACAGATTGTAATTTTTTATCCAACTCTTCTATAGTATGTTCTAACTCTTCCGATTCCAATTCTATAGCTTCTATTTCTTTTTGTAAACCAATATTATATTGTATATCTTTTTCTTGTTCGTGATATAAGTTTATTTTATCTTCTGTAATTGCTAATTGGCTAATTAGATTTTTCTTTCTTTCAATAGTCAACTTTTCGTCACTATCTACTTTACTGATATTAGAAGTTAGTAAACTAAATTGCTGTATACACTCATCCATTTGCTGTTTATGTGATGTTATATGAGAAAGACCATTTATTATAGTTTCTAATTTATCTGATTCTTTGATAAATTTATCAGCTAATTTTTTATCTTGATTCAATTTCTTTTCAGTTTCCATAGCATCCAACGTAAATGGATTACTCATACAATAAGAACAATCAGGATCATATTCTAAATTACCTAATTTATTTATTTTGTCAAGTTTGTTATGTACTTCTATTTTTAGTTTATCTATTTCAATTTGATTGTTACCCTTTTCTAAAGTATACTGTTCCAATTGGGCAAACTTTTTATCAATCTCATTTTCTTTATAGATGCTTATCTTTTCGTTTAGTTCTGTCTCTTCTACCTTGTATTGTTCTGATAGAGTTTTCAACTTCCCAACTTTATCATTAGCGTTATCTAACTCAGATGATAATTTAGCCTTTTCTTCTTCTAACTCAGAAATATTTAAAGCTGATGTGTCTACTTTCTTTAGTTTCTTTGTCAATGATATTATTGACTTATCTACTTCTTTTTTATCAATAATGTTTTCATTTTTTTCTTTAGATAAAGATCTTGAATTAGCTCTAAAATCAACTAAAGATTCTTTTATATCTGCTAATTCTCTATCATAGTTATTATTCTTAAAAGATTTTAGTAGAGAACTCACATCAGATATTTCGTCAGCAGCTAAATTATAAAGTTGGTCAAATACACCAATACCCATAAATTGTGCAAGCAAGTCTTTTCTTTCTTTTTGTGTCTTGTCAATAAATACAGTTGAGTTTGTTTGTAGAGAAAGTGCTGTCATTATAAAGTCATCATAAGTTCCAATAACCTTACGAATGTTTACATCAGTAGTTCGTCTTTGGTCTCCGTTCATAGAAAGTTTATCACCAGCATCATCAGTTGTCCAAAAGTCTACATCAACTTTTACGTGACCACTTCTTAACTTTTTAGCTTTTCTTTCAATATAATATTCACAACCATCAACTTCAATTGTAGCTTTACAATAGAAAGTACTCTTTTTACTATTCAAAACATTGAGAGCTTTATAAGCTCTAGATGATGTGTCAAATAAACAAAACGAAAGAGCATCTAATAAAGAAGATTTACCACTAGCATTTGGAGCAAATATACCTACGATACCATTTAGTTTGGTGAAGTCAACTACATTATCTTCTCCGTATGAAAACATATTTGAAAATTCAAACTTTTTTACTTCCCAAGTCACACCTCTCTGAACATTGTCTGCTGGAAGTATCGTGTTTAGTTCTTTATTTATTTTTTTGATATCAAGTAAAGTATTATCATCTACATAATGATTTGTTTTCAAATACTCTTCTATCAATCCATACTGATAGTCAGCATCTCTCACATTACCTACTGCTATATGTTGTCCTCTGACTTTGTCTTGTGATGTTAGAGAATCTGTTTTTGTAATAGATACTTCCTTTACACCATAAGTACTATGAATCAAAGTCATAGCTTTCTTTAGCTGTGATGGTGTGGTGTTAGATACCCTAACTCTCAATCGAGCCTTCTTAGGTATATCGTGACAATCAGGCACCTTACCATCTTCAATATCAATTGTATAATAGCCGTAGTCATTCGGTATTTCTATGTACTCAGATGTTCTCTTTGCTACATCCCATAATAAATAACCATGCGAAAGTCCTTCTCCGTGGTTCTGTTGAACCAAACTACCACAATAGGATATAGTTTCTTTTTTATCTAGGTGCTGTCTTTTGTGGATATCTCCAAGCAGCCCCAAATCATAACCTTTGAACTTAGATATTTTCACATCAGATGGTAAATGAAAACCCAAGTCTGTTTCTGACTTATCCACTGTTCCGTGAAAGAGAACTATTTTTGTTTCACCTTCAACATCTTTAGCCTCAATATAGTCATCTTCCTTTTCCCATACATCCCATACGACAAATTTTACATCAGCACATTTGTAGATTCCACTACGTTTGAGGTAATGTAAATTGGGATGGCGTAAATTATTTACGATTGGAGAAAGGACATCCATTCTAGACATATTATTTAAATTACAATCGTGATTACCAGCAATCAATATTGTAGGGCAGATGTCTGCGAGATTTTTAAATAATCTAGATAACTGGTCGACTAATTCAGGTGACATTTCGGTTTTTGAATGAGCTATATCACCACCGATATAGACTACGGCATTATCTTTATTTTTTCTTACTTCTTCGTATGTTCTTTCAAATACTTGTTCATACTCTTTGTGTCGCTTTAGATTACGAATCTGTATATCTGAAATATGGTGGATGTGTTTTAGTTTACGAAAAGGAACTTTTACAACAGTTTCTTTTTTCAAGAATTATCCTTTATGAATTTTTTCACTTTTGTTATTTTATTGTCTGGTACTATAATATCCCAAGCAGTTTCTTTCTTAAAAGAACCACTCTCATAATAAATAGTCACAGATTTTCCCAAATCAAAATTTATTTTTACTTTTTTACAAAGTTCTTTATCTGTAAAGTGTACTTTCCACTCACCATCGTTAAATTTCCATATATCGTTTTTTCTTACCATTTAGCCTCATCCTAATAAAATCAGAAAAAGTTGTTTTGCCTACACCTTTTATAAGATTTGTAACTGATTCAAATCCCATATCTGATGGATCTTTATCTGTTAGTTTAACATAATAAACATTTATACCATTTCTCATAAGTTTGTCTGTAATTCTTATTGAGTCTTTTACGGCATCGTTGTCTAATAATATATATATCTCATTGACCTTTTTTTCGTATATTTTTTTCATTAGCGAATTTGGTAGAGTTTTACCAAATAATGGAATAGCATTTCTTTTTATGGCTATAGCATCAAATATACCCTCACATAATACAATAGGCTCGTCCCAATTTATAAATAAATCCAAACCAACAACATCTTTAGATACTGGTGGATTTTTGTATTTCATCCCGCCATCAAAAATACTTCTGGCTATAAAATAGTTTAGTTCTCCAGTATCATCATAAGATGGTACGATTATTCTATTTCCATATAAGCCACTTTCACAATAACCAATATTGTATCTAATAATATCACACATCTCTATCTTTCTTTTTTTCAAATGTACTAATGCGTGTTTTTTGACAATACTATTATCACTTTCCCAAAGTGGCTTGTACTCATCAGGTAATCTTAGAACTTTTTGCTTGACATCATCACGATTTGATGATAGTGATAGTGATTTTTTTGGGGAGCCAACTAATTCTGATAGTTCTTCAAAGTGTTCTCTACTAGCTTTTAGTTTTTTGAGTAACTGAAATAGGTTATGTCCACCTTGATTAGAAACCCAACAATGCCATTTGCCAGTTTTTACATTTATCTGTAGTTTTGGTTTATGATGATGTACAAATGGAGACCACCAAACATATTCATTTAGTTTCTTTACAGGCCTACCATTGTTACCTATTACTCTATTTAGTAGATTTGTTATTTTCATTTATTAGTTCTATAAATTTCTCAATGTTTATGACAGCATATGTCTTACTTCTGTTTCTTTTAAATATCAATACAGGATCGTAAACACCACAATTTTTTTCTGCTTGTTGTAAAGAATCCCAAATATTTAGTTTTTCTTGATTCTTACACTCAAATGAATATGGTATTAGTCTACGAGCTGCAGGAGAAAGGACGATATCCTCACCACTCACTCCCATTATTTGTGAACCAATGTCATCTGGTTCTAAGTCTGAAAATGTTTCTAATAGTAAGTCTCTTACATTATTTTGTAATCTCTTACCTTTGTTCTTTGCGCTTCTTGTTTTCATATTTATCTCTATTATTTCTTCCTGGTACTTGTTAATACTTGTCTTGCTTGCCTTGCTTATCTTGCTTGCTACCTGGTTAAGTACTTAAGCCATTATTTGTCAAAAAGGTCAAACGGTTCTTGTATAAAAAACTTTCTGTGATTTTTTATATAACCAGAAATTAATAATATTATTAGTAATATATATTACAGAATTATTTGTTAATCAAAAATATTTTACAACCACTTAGATAATTCTTTTCTTGCAAATCTTTCAGCCTTCTCTTCCCACTTATTATCGTCATGTGGGTCTAATCCTTTGTAGGTAGCCATTGTTCCAGCCTGAGTATATTTTTTTATATACTTTTTGACTCCTAATCTTTTAGCATCAAGTGCATGACCTATTTCATGCAGTATTGTCAATAGGAACTCTTTTACAGATGGGTATGACCTTCTTAGAGTTACAGTATCTATTTCAGGTACATACTCTCCAAAATCTTTTCCGCTTCCAAACTTTACTTTAGACTTCAGCCCATACTGCTTTACTAAGTTTGTAGCTACATCTAAATAATCTATTCTTTCCAATAAACTAAACTTCATAGCTTTACTGTAATTTGACTCTTCAATTTTATCAGTATTTTGTGTCTCAAAATCTTCATCAGCAATCCAATCTTCCCAACTTTCAAAATGTGCTTCAAAATCATCATTGATATCATTGACGAATGCTGTTTTAGTTACACTAAATTGTTCCTCTCCATCTTCACCATAAATGAAATCAGCTTCTGGAAAAGAAGTTTGAGTGTAACCACCCCTTTCATACCAAGGTTCAGGTCTTCCTTGTAATATACCTAAAGTTCTTTTCTCTTTACCTTTTATAAATCCAGTATCAGGTTCACCTGAATCAGCAGAATAGCCTGGAACATTAGATACTTCCCACAGTTTCTTAAATTTACCCACTATAAATCGAACCTAACAACAATTCCCAAAGACAGATCCTTTTCGTTCTTTATGGGTGCTGATAGTTGTCCTATCGCTATAAGTTGGTTGAAGTCGTTATACAACCCAACTTTAGTTACATATGGTCTAAATTCGGAATGTGTGACGAAATTTTCATATGAATCAGCAGCTGTATATGAATTATTAAATGAGCCTGATTTAGCAGTTGCATGTCCTGGTGGAAACAATTTCCACGCATCAGCACCTGTAACACTTATACTACCACTTCGTTCTTTAGTAGCAGTTATGTTCATCGTACCATTGAATTCATTTTCACCAACTACACAAGTATATTCATACTCTCTAATAGTTTGTTGAGCTTTATATCTCAAAGAAAATCCATCAGTACCTTCTTTCTGACCAACATCGATATACTTACTTCCAGTATCTGTCATAACAATTATGCCGTGTTCGTAAAAAACATTACCAACTACAGATCCTGTAGTAGCTGTTATTTGAGTAAAATCAAATTTCCCATTAGCTAAACTACCACTTCTAAATTTAGCATATGAAGCTGAATAATTATTATCATATAAATTACCATCACCATCGTCTTTTATAGTTAGCGTAGTCTCTCCGCTGTCATCTGACAACGTAATAGATTTTGGTTTTATTCTCTCACCAAATAAATTTTGAGGAACAGAAATTATTGATGCTGATTTATGTAAGTGTCTATATTGTTTATCATTATTAGCACCAAAGTTATCGTATGGATTCAGTTCCGTCCAGTCCTTTGGTGTAGACGCATTTATCTGATTATAATACATTTTATTTATCATAGCCCAAGAAGGACCTGAATAGAATGAAGCACTATTTGGATAAACTTTTACATTAGCAGAACCTGTTAGAAAGTTATGTAAACTGCCACTAATTGCTCTAAATGAATATACACCACTCCCACTATCAGTATTGGAAACAGTAAATTCCTTACCAACTTTGAATGGTGTTATTCTTATATCGCCTGGGTCTAGTGTCTTAAACATGACCTAATATCTCCCAGTTTAGAAATCTAATTTGACTTTTATAAGAGCTTCTCTCGAAAACGATTTCAATAGTGGTTTACTTAATTTAGCAACTGCTAACAATTCATTAGAGTCATTATACAATCCCACTTGCGTTACAAAAGACTTTGGATTTTTATAATAGCTTGGAACAGAAAACGAACCATCTGATGCTGTAGCAAAAGTTGGATTAGAACTAAAATTAAATTCCTGATTAGGTACTCTCACGAAATAATGCTGTGAAGTAATCACTTCTTCTCTACGAGCCTGAAAGTGAGAACCAGATGCAATCTTTGAAAATAATTTGAATGAATTGTCTCCGTTTGTATTGGAAGTAATATTAGTAGCCAAGGAAGCACTTGTATTTAGTACAGGTCCATTGAATATCAATATTCCCAAATCAGGATAAAATAGTCCATAAGCACCACCCTGTTGATTAGCTGCTGTTGTCTTAGTTACAGCAACACCACTAGCAATAGAACCACTAACAATATTGAATACTCTACCACCTTGATTTACAGTTGGATTAGTAGTAGCACCACTATCGTCAATAAATCGTAAAGTTTTACCACCAGCATTACCTAATCTTAGCTCCCAATTGCCTGGATCCATTTTTTCTCTCAAAAACTCTCTGCTAACAGATAAAGCATACACATACTTTGGTGTTGTATGGTCTCCACTACCAGCAAAAGTAAATTGGTTTTCGTTAGGACCTAATAAAGTATTTGATAATTGACGATATATAACAGCAGATGCTCTATTACCATCGACTCCTTTAGCACCTAAAGAACCACTTCCATTGAAGTGACCAAAGGCTACTGAAAATTGAGTTTTTCTAGCTGTTGTAGTTGATGGAGATCCGAAAACATCTAAATAATGTTCGCCAGAACTACCTGATTGAACTGATGATGTGTAAAAAGCAGTTAATGTTCCTGAACCATTTTCCCACATTCCTGAGGAAACAGTATCTTTTACGTTACTTATTACATCACTATCGGAATTGAATAATTTATAAATTGCCATTATCTACTCCTTAACCTGCGGCTGTCAACGTACCAGTCAATCTGACCGCGTTAGTAATTGTTATCGAACTCGTAGCACCAGTATCATTTCCAATAACTGTTAGTTGTGTTGACTTACCACCTACAGGAGTTGACTGAGGTAAAGGTAGTAAACTTAATCTAACAGAATTAGCAACTACAGTTTTACTATTTGGTGCATCATCTTCTCCTAAAAAGAAAGGTGTAGTAGCACCTGGTGCTCCAGCACCACCTCCTGTAGCCACATTCATAGTTACTACAGATTGATCATGTAGTATGAATGTATAACTTGTGTCGTTTACATTTGTTGTTGTAGCTTGTACCACAATAGCTGACTGATTCAATCCACCAGCTGCAGTAAATGTTACTGAGTTTGGATTTACATTGAGAACCGGCATTCTAGCTGTATTCTTTGGTAGTGTTACCAATTTATACCTCATTACATGATTCTCATCAGAAAAAGCTTCTAATAGTGGCATATTTTCAATTGTTTTACCATAAAAGTCACTTCCGTTAGGATGCGTTACATCCCAAAGTCTGTAGTCCACCTCATCATCAGATAGAGCAAATTTTGTAATATTGAAAGCATCAGTTCCCTGAGCTAGCAACTCCCTACCTTTTTTAGTGAGTATAGCGTCTACGGTTATGGTAGCGTTGTTTAAGAATCCCATATCTTACTCCTAATATTTTTTGTATGTTTGGATTGTGGTATCATATATAAATATCACAATATTAAATTTTTCATTTTTTTATTTCTCATTTTCCTCATCTCTCTGTATTTCATCATCTTTTTTCTTAGATATATTCTTTGATGATTCGCCTTTCACCTCAACAAATCTATCCTTAGGCTTTGAAAACATTTTTCTCTGTTTTTCAATTTCCTTTACATCAGGCATACCACTAGCAAGGAATCCTTTCTTACTTACTTTCTTGATTTTTTTCTTCTTTTTCTTATCTTTGAATTTGAAGTTAGATACCTTACCATCACCAGTTTCCAAAGTAGATTCTCCACTTTCTTGTGTGACAAGTTTAGTTGGAGATGTTATTGTAATTTCAACTGGTCTTCCACCATCGATTGTAGTCTTTGAAGTATTCTTTACGCCAGAATAAAAAGAATTTAGTTTGGCTTGTGAATGGTCTGCTAAATTATCTAAGTCTACATTATAGAAAGAAGAAGAGTTAAACAAGTTTAGTGAATGACTAGCTTCGGTGGTATAGAATTTCATTTGCTTTTGATTTCTTCCATATATTCTTGATCCTGAAATAACAGGCTGATGAACTTCTACTACTCCATTCAAAGTGTCGGATTCAAGAGACATAGTTACATTAGAATATAATCCAACATTACCTAATTTTTGAAAAATACTTATATCAAAATTTCTCGCTTTTAGTTCATCGATTGTACCATTGTATGTATCATATGAACCAGTAGCAGTTATTATAGATCCTGACTCAGTTGTTCTTGATATACTGATAGTATCTGAATAAGCATCAAATGTACTAACACTAACACCCGCATTATAAGATGATGTTATAGCTATAAAGTCTGTACTGACATCTATCGTACCTCTATAATTTTCTTGTGTGACTACAGGTTCTTTTCCTGCTACAACCTTAGACCTTTCAAATATATTTGGCTCAATTAATATTCCAATATCAGCTTTTGCTCTAGCAGGAATTAGTTTTCTAAGTTGTGGAAATAAAGAAGAATCGTAGTATTTCAGTAATCTAATATAGTCCCAAAAATTATTTGGTTCGGTGTATTTTTGCCAGTAATTATCAGCAACACCTTTTAGACCTCTGTAGCTATTTTCTAACCTATCTCTTGGGTCTCCTAAGTAATTTTCAAAATTCAAATCACCCACAGATTGTATAATATCATTATTTATAACATCAGTAGGAGCAAAAAATATACCTAATTTATTAGAGTCATTAGCTGCTGTATCATATTGACTATTAGTAACTCTTTTAGTTCTCTGTAAAATCTGACCATCTTTTATATTATTTGATTCTATTCGTATTTTCTTAGTAGTTCTTCTCAAAGCACCTATACTTGGTATATGAGATTGTAATTCATCAACAACATTACTGAAAAAGTTACCAGTAAATCCACTATGTGATCCTGACAATGTTGCTGTTTGATTTGAACTTACATCTCTAATCCCACCAGTATCAGAACTCAAATCTTTGTTATCATTCATTGAGTATCTCAAAACTAAATTATCATATGATGATGATATAGTATTTCCATTATATGCTTGTGGATTAGCCACATGATTTTTGAATTGTTTTACACCCAATGTTTCAGTCCAATGTCTATACTCCATCATAGAACCTGATAGTTGACCACCAAAAGAGCCAGTCTGAGAAGCAGCTCCTCTTGTAGTGTTTGAAGCACCACCGATAAATATTGTACCATTATTAGCATAAGCAAGATTATAAGATCCTGAATCAGCAATATCTGTAGACATAGTAGCTGCAGAAAACAGATGTATCTTACTTCTACTAGAATCATATTTACCAACAGATAATTGAAATGATTGAGTTACCTCAGCTGAATCTGAGCCTGAAGTTCTCCTCAACATCACAGAATAAAAATCTCCATCATATATAGGAAGTTCACCACTTTGAACCTGTTTTTGACCATCTGAGCCTGATAGGGTAAATGCGACATAACCATAATTGTCAGCGGAATTATTATCTTTTAAACTAATGTTGAAGCTAGATGTAAAGTCACTACCTATCTTTTCTACCAATACTTGATTAGAACTACTGACTGCTCTAAATCTAAACTCTATAGTATCAGGCTTTCTTTCCGAATCAGTATCATTTGCCCAAGCTACTTTTACAAATTGACTTGACCTAAAATCTAATGCTTTTGTAAATTTTCTTGTTATCTCAAATTGTGGTGCTTCATCATCTGATATAGCGGGACCCCCATATTCCTTTACTCTCAATATTGTTGATGGTATACCATAAATATTTATGAGTCCTTTCAATGCTTTTACAGTACCTTTATTTTTTAGAAAGAAAGGCATGTTGTTTATTATACGACCCCAAATTTCTCTTGTTATATCTTTCTGAGAAACCTCAGAGTAAACAGATAAACTTGAACCTGATACTTCGTGTCCTGAATGAAATCTGGATAACTCAACTGTATCCGAACTATCATTTAAATTCCATCCCAAAGACCTACCTACACTATATAATAAATCTTTAGAAAGTCCTTCATCTAATTTATCTCTTCTATCAAAAGTGTCACTCAATCCTTTTATGTAAATCCATATATTATCAAAATGATGTGCTATCATATCAGTAAATTTTAGATAATCTGTGTTGCTGTTATCGTCAATTATATGCTGTGGTAACAACCCACTTAATTTATTACCATTCTCTTCATCGAATAAAGATGCCGAAACTACATTTTTTTCAAACCAAGTAGTTGCTTGTGAAGAAGTAGTGTGTGCTAATACATATGGACTTGTTAAAGTTCCAGCACCACTAACTTTCGGCCACGCATTATCATAAAATTGCCCCAATGAACTGCTAACATATGATGAACTAATATGATACATATAATTTTCAAATCCATCAAAGTCATTTTTTAGTTCATTTGTTCTTTGTAACCACAAATCTCTATTATCGCCAGAACCTGAAATAGAAACTAAAGACGCACTTGATGCGTTATAACTTTCAATTAGTTCTAATTTATATTTGAAGTTTTCAATTCTTCTCTCAACGGAACCAAAATTATTAAAATTTTCATATCTGCTGTAGTCAACATTTATTTCAGCACTATCTGTACTAGCAGAAACTATTTTGTTTTTAAGTTCAGCTGAAACTATTGAATCCGATGTTAGAATTTCTGATTCATTTTTGAATTGTGTAGTTCTTCTTTGTAAAGGACTGTCTACATTGTTCAAATCAGGACTCTTTAGTAGTCTATCTCCAAGAGGACTGTCTGTAAAATTTACAATTCTAACGGTTTCGGATAGTGGCTCAATCATTTCCTTTACAACTGTAACTTCGGAAAACTTTTGTATACTTGGTGGTAAAGGTTCGTAAGTTTTAAAATTTATAGAATGTGGCCATTTTATAACTGATGCTCTATCTTGTCTAAAGTTTGTTGTTAGATAATGATTGTTTCCAAATTTCAAATAAGTTCTAAGTTCTCTTGGATTGAATATAGTATATGTTACTTCAAATCCAGTATAAGATCCTGCTTGAGCACCATCTTGATAATAAGCATTTGCTGGATCATCATCATCGCTAACTTCAATTGCTCCATCCTCAAAAGTTTTATCTAATTCCACCAGTGTTCCAGTTTCATTTACAGAACTTATTTGAGCAACAAATGGCTTTTTTACTAATTGATCAACAGATTGACTATCCAACCTAAATCTAACATCAATATCATCCATCCATACTATGCCAGGTTTAGATCCTATATTTCCTTCAAAGACAACTTGCCATCCAGGAACACCCAATCTCCAATTAGGATGAACAGGTACAGCAACTTCAAACCTTTCCCATTCATTTGCTGTTACATTTTCTATGAATTTAGCATAATCACCGCTTGTTGGTCTGGCAAAACTATATTGTGGTGGCATAGGACCTGAATATTTCCAATAGTGTACGGAACTAGCATCATCTGGTCCTGTCCAAATCCATTGTTCTTCAGGACTTACCGTACCAATTCTATCGGATGTCATTCCGATTATTAAATTTCCACTTCCATTATCAATATATGGTACATTAGGTAAAGTATTACCTTCATCATCTAATAACCAATTATCTTTTCCAGGATTTCTAGTACCAACTACAAGTTCTTCACCACCACTCTGTACTGTACCAGCTCCTATAAAGGCTTCATCAAAGGTAGATATCAGTACATGCTTATCATCTTCTTGTTTATAGTATTGGCTACCTTTTATAATACCCCATTTTGTCCAATCGCTTTCATTTGGTGTTAAATCTCTTTCAAATACAACATCAGGATTTTGAATAAAATCTTCAAAGCCATCTTCATTTATTGTTCTTGGATAGTCATCTTTAAACCAATTAGAATCACTCTCATTTATTTCGTAAAGATCTCCATCTCCATCATCGACTCTGTAATATTGGTTTCCTACGAAAGCATAAAATCTAAAATCTCCATCGTCCCTATTTACAGTCCACTTTACCTTAGAATCATTATCATTTATAGTATTATCAAATGGTTCATCTAAATCGCGTATATTATATACTCTATCACTTCCTATGTTTGGATAAATAGTATTATTAGAAAGTGTTGAGCTAATTGTATTCGTACCAGATCTAAACGTATCAACTCTAAAAGATTTATTATTTCCATTTCCATCATTATAGAATATATGAAAACTGCCCATTACAGTAACATTTTTATTTCTATGCTGTGCCGGTACTATACTTTGTACAAATCCAAATTCAAATATATCTTCATAAATACTTACTTGTTTAGTTTCACCATCGACTTCTCTATCTATATAGCTTGTTCTCAATTGAGGAAATACTTCATCCCACGTACGAAGTAATACTTTATCTGAGCTTGATTGATTAACTTTTGTTATCCAAATTAAGTCTTGTTTACCAAGCATAACATATTTAACAGAAATATCTCCTCTGTTAATAATGGTACTATTTACTTCCCAACGTCCATCTAATAACCACGCATAAAATGCCTTTCCTATCGTACACCCATACTCAAATCCAGTAGATGATGGTAAAGACCTTTCAAATAACGGCCTTCTAGTCTGAACTAATTCTTCGCTTTGTCTGTAAGGGTGTGCATTTACAGCCGTAGGAAATTGGTTTGGATTTACAGTTCTATATACCCCACCATTAGAATCATGACCAACTATAGGTTCTACTTCAGTAGCTATTGGGTATCCAGTCCATTGTTCTCCGTCCCATTTCCAATCTCCACCTTCACTAAGTGTACCAGCACCGTTACTGTATCCGTTTGCATCACCCCAAGAGTGATTGAGTTCTAAACTAATTACGGCTTCTGATTGGTCTGTTTCTATATGAAGTTTCCAAACTCCTGTTCCATAAGTGGCTGGTCTTGGTGGAGACTTACGATTTAGTTGGGTACTGTCATTACCAGTAGCAACATTAGGCGTCTGTCCAACACTCCACCCGTAACCTTCCCTCGCATTTAAAAACGCTGTAATATTCATTCCAGTCGAATATCCATTTTCCATTATAGCTATAGCTGGAACATTTTCTATTGACTGAGCTGCTTCAATTGTTAGGGGATTGTAATTATCAGGAGGAGATGATGGCTTTTCTTCTAATAAAGGACTACCCTCTACAAAAAATCCTTCTGGCGGGCTATCAGGTTCCGCTTCAGATAATAAATCTTGTGGGAACTTAGTTGTAATTCTTATTTGTTTATTATTGACATTAGACTTTATGTATCCTGATATCAAAATACTATCTTCGCCTGTTACACCCAATACCTCTAAACTTTTATCTTTAAAGGTATGAGATAACATCAAACCTCTATGTGGATTTTCTAATGGCCACGCAGTAAAGTCCTCAGCAAAAGATTGATTTATATCAGGAAATTTAAAACATACACCACCATCACGACCTTCTCCTTGAACCCAATGTCCCCAATACCCTAAATGAGTTGAGTTGCCCCATAATTCACTGTTAGCATACCATTGTAAATATCCTGCACTCCAATCGCCTAATGGTCTTACTGCGTTTGCGTGTAAGTTGCTATCCCAAGGTAAAGATTCTCCATATTTTATAACTTCGCCGTAATCATCTTTTCTTAGTTGTTCTTGATCTGTTACTATATTATTTTCAGTAGTTGGAGTAGTAGTTATAGTCGAAGTATGGTATACATCTTTTACATAAAGAGTACCACCTACCATACGAGGTGTAAATATAAACCCACCATCTTCAGGAGTAAGAGTCATAACATTTGTATTTGTAATGAAATTTTCATCACCACCAGTACCAAATTGAACTATGCCAGTTGGAACTTCTGTTCTCCGTACAGATTCTCCTAATCTAGAAAAATCTTCAAAATTACCTCTTCCATTTACATCTGAAGCCTTTATCCGTATTTCTGTTCTTGATGGTGAGACAGCATCCACTAATAGAGTCATCTTCTTTAGCTGTAGTTCTTGTCCTCTGTCACTACCTATTTTTTCAAATATTTTACCATCATCTGTTATATCTATTGATTCAACATCTTCAAAAATATCAAATTTTCCTTGTTCATTAGGAACAGTACGAACTAGCACATCATCTTCACTACCTGCTAACTTTCTAAGAAATCTATATTGTAAATCATATGTTCCAGATTCTAATCCAGCTAAAGTTAAATCAGCAACCGGCCTTAGTAATAATTTATCATCGTTATCAAATTGTATATCACTAAAAGATTTAGTGATAGAATCTATAAGTCCTCCGCTTGTATTGAATATAGTAAGTTCAATAGTATCTCTATTTGGATTTGATCCAAAAATTCCATTTTCATAAGGCTTATTACCTATACGAATTTCATTACCAGCATCTAGTAATTGCTTATCTATATTTGTTAGTTTACTTGACATTATAATTCCGTTATATCTCTATCTATTACTTCATCTAATATTTCATCATTTATTCTATATTGTGGTGTACTGAGATTTTTTACTATTACTGTAGTTTCGTCATCATATAATACACCACTATAAGGATCTTCAAATAATAACATAGTTCCATTTGTATCTCTTACAACTAAACTTCCATCGTTAGAACCAAATTCTGGACTATCATAAAATTGAGTTTTATAATATTCTCTTTGTGCTAAATACGCTTGTTCATCAGCATCTTTGAGATTTTGGTAATACTCATTTTTCTGAAGCTGCTCTTTTGTATATGGCATTTTTACCTCACAACTTTGAATGTAAAATCATCATCAAAATAGTTTACCATCTCTTCAGTAGTATTACTACCACTAACTACTTTGAATTCAAATTTATAATATCTTTCCGACTGCAATCCGTTCATCCAAAGATTAAAATAATTGCCATCTGAATCGCAACTTATCAATGAACCAGTGCTAAATGGAATTATTACATCCTTAGTATCAGCATCAACAACTGAATAATAAGCACCATCATTTACTAACTTACTTCCACTTGGTAAATATTTAGAAGTTAGATAAGGAGACGATGTATTCGAATAAGATTTTGTTGGATATCTTCCTCTACCAACTAATCTAAACTTAGCTTTTGATTTTTCTTTATATTCAGGTCTTATATTTTTCATATAAATTTGTAAATCTTCTAATTCTGATTTAGGTAATGCTGATAATGAACCAGTTGTCCATTTTGTATCATACCACTCAACCTCTAACTTTGGCGGATATATGGTATTAGTTTGTCTTGAAAAGAAAGATAAACTACCAAGTCTTTTTGTACTACCCTCATCGGTATTGGTATCACCATTACCAAAACTACCACTTCTCTTTACTATGAATCCTTCGTTAGTATATGTACCATTCAACCAAGAAGTTACGATTGGCGTAACATCCATTCTTATGTCTCTTGTCTCATACTGAAGTGATTGGGAAGCGTATACATCTGTAAACCAAGTACCACCAGAACCAGTTAGAGGACCATACCATTGAGTTTTAGTATCAGCATCATCTAAGTAATTCCAACTAGCACCAGCTTGTGTTGCTGGACTGTCAGCTTTGAATCCTTCACCTTCAGCCCAACTTTGACTTATAGGATAAGCCCATAGTGACTGACTTACTGATAATTCTCTTGGATTAGCATCATATAAATTTAGATAGTATTTAGCATCAGTAGATATCTGTCCTCTTACAATTGATTGTGATATTTCAGCCAAGTCAAACTTTAGTAGAGCTCTTGATACTTTTGGATTAGTTCCAGCAGCACTTAGCTCTTTCTGAACTTCTAAAATTTCATCAAGCCCAGTATTCTGGCTACCGCTTTCTTGATATAAGGTTGTATCTTTGTCTGGAAAAATAAAATAGTGCATTAGTTATCTCCTGATGAAGAACCGACTACTCTTCCTTCTACATCTGTTGCTGGAAACTTCAATTCAAAACAACTTGGATCCATAGATGGATAGACAACTCCGTCTTTAGTAGCAGATGCTATATCATACATATTTCCTGAATACCCATCAGAACTCAAAAATTTATTAGTAAGTAATATTGGTAATCCGTTAGGATTATTTTCTTCAGGAGGAACGACTGCTGATACTCCATCCGTAAGTGAGATTTTATAAGCTAAATCAGATAAAATTATAGGTTGTCCGATTTGCCAGTTATCAATATTGAAAAAACTTCTTACTACCTGTATTGCTCTTAGCAATACTTCTTCTCCATTATATCCGACTTTAGTTATAATATTAAATTTTACTGCTATATTGATTACAAAAGCATCTTTTATATTTACAGCATCCGTTACCATCCTAAACTGAGTTAGGTAAGTTTGTATATTTTCCTTTACTGCCTGATTCAGATTAGTTAGTTTTTTTATAGAATTATATCCTAATACATATAAATTTAGTGCCAATGGATTTATAATTCTACTATCAGAATTAGCACCTGTATCTACAGTATCTAATTGACTGTCTTGTACGATATATGCTTTAGCTATATTACCATATTTAGGTGGTATAGCATATACTCTTGTTATATAATCTTCTTTAGTTACAGCTCTTGATTGTGCCTGAAAGTATGCTAGTGCGTTATTTTTAACTTCAGTTACGCTTTCAGCAGACCTACCTCCTGTAGCAGGTTGAGGATTTGTAATCCCCACAGAGTTTCTTGTTTGTGACAATAAGGGAGCTGATAATCCATTTGTGTCAATAGCTACATCTATTTTTTGTACAGTGGTTATTGTATTTGAAGCAACATTACTACTTATACCACCACCATATCTATAAGTAATTTGTAAAGTAGTATTTGATGGTGCTTGACCATATGCTTTAGTCTTTAAAAAGTTTGATGGATCAAAAGCATTTCCTAATTGTGATGGTGAGCCTGGCAACGAAGAGCCAACCGAATCAGGATTAGGTATAATCTCTTCATCAGGACTATCTGATATACCAGCACCAAATCTGATTTCAGTTCTACCATTTTCCATTATATATGTTGTAAATCTTCTTGATGTTTTTAATAATTTTAGTAAATACGGAGATTGGTCTGATTGGGATGCTAAATCAGGATCTGATGCTGTTGTATTTTCAGCATCTGTAAATACTGTATCTTGTGCTAAAAATGGAACTTCATACCAACTATTATTATCGCTGTCTACACAAGAAATAATCTCAGTAACATCAGCATTAGCTAAAGCAATTCTTTTATACTTTTCAGCACTCCCTACAGTAATATATTCTGTAGTTACCTGACCACTCTTTGCTCTAACAGATTTTCTCAATAAATAATTTACTGGTACATTACCAGCAGTTTCAAAAATACTAATACTCATTGGGTCGTATGAAGAAGAAAATTTGAAGTTACAATCTTCAGTAGATGAAAATGAAATACCAGATGCTGACTGAACTTTCATATTACTTTTTATATTTAGAGCATATGATAAATCAGGAGAAGTAGTAAAGTTAGCACCTGTACCACTTGACTTTGCTGGCACTGTTTGGAATATATCTAATACTACAGAAGCTGGTGAAGCTTGTTTGGGTTTGTATCCCAATGCTTGAGCCATATTGTATACTGTCTTTTTTTCTTCTGCATATGCTAGTAAACTTTCTTTGAATTGGTTATCTACATAATAGGATAGAACATCTCCCACATATGAAGCCATTTCTATAAACATCATTCCTGGTGAAGATTCATTAAAATCATTATAACTATTTGGAAAATAAACCTTAGCAAATTCTATCAAATTTGATTTTAGAGAACTAAAATCTTTATTTAGATACTTTACTTCTTTTATTGAATTATTTTTTGGTGCTGTATATGGCATTTATTTTCTCCAGTTATCCACCTAATTGTCTACTAAAAGGTTGTCCAACTTCGCCTGTTTCCGAATCTTTTAAACTACCCAACTCTAAAGTTATATCATCTAATGTAGTAGTATCCGTATTTATTGAAAAAATTATTCTTGGAGATAACACATTTTCAGAATCTTCAAATAGTACACGAACAACTTTTACATGAGGTAAAAATTCACTAATAGATGCTCTTATTTTTTCTTCTATAGAATTTTGGGTATCATCATTTATTGGTTCAAATACTACCGATAATAAATCCGAACCAAATGTAGGATTACCTAATCTTTCTCCTCTTCTTGTCAATAATAAATTTCTGATATTTGATTTAGTTTGCTCTAGCAAAGTCTGTGTTTGCTTGAACACTCCATCTTGATGAACTCCTAATGGTAATTGTAGTCCTATCAGTACATCTGGATCTAAATCATTTTGTATTACACTCATTATTTATTATCTCCTAAATCTTGCCATCCTTTTTATCTAATGCTTTCATAACACCACTATAGTCTTTGGTAAGATTACTCATTACATCTTGAACTGCTTTATTTGATGTATCAGCACCAGCTGCTTGTGCAGTTTGTATAGCACCTAGCTTTCTCTTATCTTCAGGATTACCCATCATATTTCCATATCCCATAGCCTGTGCCATCTTTGTACTATCAAATGTCCCACCACCCATCGTTGGATATTCTTCCATTTCATTTTGTTGTGCTGTTTCATTGAGTACTTTATTCAACATAGGGTTTTTAGTATAACTAACTTCTTCTCTATTTTTTGGTTTAGGTAAAACTTCGGGCACATCATTGACAATTTTATTAGATGGTACTTTCATACCTTCACTAATAAATATCTTCTTTACCTCTTTTTGTACCTCACGTTTGATGATTTCTCTCAACATTTTTACCAATTTATTTTTCTTTGTAGACATTTAAGACTCCTAACTCCTGTTATTATATAAATATAAACATAAGGGAAAATCCACTTATTTTTGATGACTCACTAATTCTGCCTTTGGTGGATCTTCTCCTGTTCCACCAAGACTATCTTTAAGATTTTCAGTTAATTCTTTTCCTGCATCAGCTAAGTTTTTTGCAGCATTATTTATTCTCGCAAGTCTCTTTTGTCGTAATTTTTCTCTCCTTACCTTTCTAATCGCTCTCTTATCAGCCAATCTCTTTTCTAGCTGTTCTATTTTTTCATTGAAAGTTCCTTTTACCACGACATTAGAAGAGGTACGACCGCCTGAAAATGATATGAACTCATCTTGCGTTGGCTCCATTATCGATACAACATCACTCAATGCTGTAATTTCAGATTGTAATAATTCAATCAGCAGTTTTGTAGCATATTGTACAGCAGCTACTACTGGATTCAACGACATAGATATTGTACTAGCCTTATCAGTAGTCTCACCAGCCTTTTTTGCTGTTGTAGCAACTTTTATTGCTGATTTAACTTTTTTTCTTGTTTCAACAGTATCTGCCCAAAACTTCTTTATATCCTCAATGCCTTCTTTTATTTTCATCAATGATTGCCAATACTTATCAGCAGTTTCTTCATTCGATTCAATTTGTTGAATTAGGTCATCGGTAATCTCATTTAGACGAACTACTTCTTCAGCACTTTCCTTTCTTATTGCTTCTTTTAGTATCGTTGCTAAAACAGGCTTTTTGTGCCAATCAGCGTGTGGCATATATCTCCCCCATTATTCAGAATATACTTTTTTACTAAAAAGATTTTCTTCTTGTATATACTTTTTACTCATAGAAGTAATTCCAGCCCTTAGACTATCAGCAGCAGACTGTATTTGAGCAGAACCATCTCCTTCAAATGCTGCTAAAGTATTACAAAATCCTTCTATATTTATTAGCAAATCATTTACAAAATTTCTCATAGCAGTACCTTTTACTATTGGACTTTGAGTGTCACTTGATCCTAAATTTACCCTACCACCAATAGTTGCTAAATTTATTTCATCCATTGCTGTCATACTTATACTATCACCTGATGTTACATACATAGAACCAGGACTATTAGAATTTATATGTATAGTATCGGATGAAATTGTAATTGTATCTCCTGTAGTATCGAAAAACTCTTCTTGTTCTTCTTCAAGAGCTGATGGTTCTAAATCTGCTTGTTGAGGATTGCTTGTCATTTCAATAACCGAACCCATAGAATTTGGTTCGTGAAAGTGTGGAAAATGTTTATCGTAGTTTTTATGACCTACTTGTAAAGTATCTTTATCTTGATTATTTCCAATTACAATTTTTGGGTAAGACCTATAACCATTCACCTCAGGTTCAGAAGTAAACATCATATAGTTACCAAATCTTCCTTGAATAGTAGTATCTCCGTGATTTGACATTACTGGTCTAGCCATATAAGTAGTTGATTCAACTACTCTCTCTTCACCAATCACCTTATCAGACCTATTGTGATTTACCTTTCCCATTCGATTCAACGGAAAGTCGTAAAACACTTGTCCGTCATGTTCTACTAAAACCACTTCTTCATCAACTAACGGCATACAATTGAAATGTGAGCACAAAGGCCCTACATTTGTTACAACTTTCTGATTATAATTTAGTTTTACATCTAAGTTACCGTGAAATTCCCAAGCATATGTTGATACGCCATCCTTTCTAGTTCTTGTAGGTAAATCTTCTTGAGTTGAATAAACCTTTAGTACTCTCCCACTCACATATTGTTTGTGTTCAACTTCTCCTTGCATCGATTTAAATAATTCGATTGCCTCATTATGTGATAATAAACCAGCTCTTTTTTGTTGAGGGGATGTACTCGCAATTCTAGTTTCAGCTATTGACAATTTTACTCTCCAAATCATCAGAATGTCTTTGAACATCACTAGCAACTTCTTCTACAGCATTTAGAAGTTGTTCTTTTTCAGCATCCGATAAACCAAACTCATCTTCAGAGCTACCTTTATTTTCAGTAGATATGATTCTCTGTACGATAGCTGCCATCTTTACAAGTTGGTCATCATTTTTAACATTTATTTCCAAATACTCTTTGAGCATAGGAATTATTTGAACGGCAGTATCACCATCTTTTATGAATGAGGTCACTTCTTTCATAAGAACCTCTAATTGTGTTTTATTCCGTTCTGTATTTTTGTAAATATCTTCAAATAAATCAGACAAAGATTTACCTTTGAATATTTCGTAATCATTAGCCATAATTAGACTCCATGGATATATAATAAAATGTTGGTTATATATAAATATCCAATTTTATAACTTTTGATAAAAAAATATAACAAGGCACAAAAAAGGGAAGTATTACTTCCCTTTAGTGATGTGAGTTGAAAAGTTAGTAAGTAGCTTGTATATCCAATGGATTATCTTTTTCTCTTACTAAAGAGCCTGTATATGAAATATCAACTGTACCATAGTTATCAAACTCATGATATAACCTATCATTGAACTTTTTCATAACATTGATAATACGAGTAATGTGCTGTGTATTAGAGCCTGTCATTTCACGAATAAGAATATAAAGAGCCTTCTTATTGAAGTTCTCAATATTTTCTTTTATACGAAAAATATGTAATACAGAATCAGCTACCCTAATGTCTTTTTGTCGTTTGAAAACATTAGTAAGGTTGGTATCCCAAAACCTATGTAACTCATCTATAAATAAAGAAGCACTTTCACTAGCAGCCTCAGCAGACCTTTCACTTTGTGTATTTCTCTTATAATCTAATACATCCATTTGTGAATGAATCTTACCCATCTTATAGTTTTTATTATTATTTAGGATAAGGTAATTTTTAGCAACAATGCTAAAATAAGAGAATGCCCTACCTTTACCCTCTTTGAATTTATGCATGTTCATTACTAAGAAAGAAACGACTTCATGCTTTACTTCTTCAGACGATACATCAAAGTAGTAGAACTTAAATGTATGAATAATGTTCTCAACTAACTTTTCAAAAGACTTTCTGATATGCTCATTGTATATCGTATTTCTCAATCTAGGTTTGTCTGGTGCATTATTGTATCTGATAATTGCTTTTTCAGTATCCATTGTGAAGTAATATCTACTACTTCCTTTTTTTGCTTTTCTACCCACTTACAGGCTCCTTTTCTATTTCTAGTTCATTAACTGCTTTTTCTATTTCTTTGAATATAATTCCTACCTCATCATCTTCAGCAAAGTAATCTTTATAGTCAAGTTGTTTTATGGTTTTGTTTACATTCAACATTCTCGTACTATATTCATCTATCCAATCTTCCATCATTTCCATCTTTTTCATAGTGTTCCATAATCCATAACAAGAAGCTACACATAAAAGTGCCAATAATACAAGGATTATTTCCAGAATCATCATTATTTTTCTCCAAATAGTTCTTCAAATAAATCAGCTGATTTAGTTTTCAATCTATCACTATCATCAGTTTTTGTTTCTACTGCTTTTTTCATATTAGTAGCAACCTTTACATTTGATTCTTCGTCTAATCTATTCCATTCGTCACCCTCAATATGAGTAGCCATCATATCAGCCTGATGAAGTATGTAAGCTATATTAGACTTTAAAGACCAATCAGGATTATAATTCATATAATATGTCTTATTAGCTTCTTCATACATTCCATCCGTAAGTCTCAATCCAATATATTCCCATTCCGACATTGGTATTCCGAAGTGCTGTAAAATAAATAATGCTCTATCAGTAACAGACATATACTGTAGTTTCGGATTGTGTTTGAATATAGAACCTTGATTCTTTCTATGCCATTCCGAATCTTGTGGTATATAGTAATCCTCTTCTAAGTCACCAACCTTACCCAAGTCATGATGCATAGCAGCGAAGATAAGTTCTTCGTCTGTAAAGTTTATTGTAGCACCATCTTCAACCCATAACTTTTTTATCTTCAAAGCGCAATTTGTAACATGCAATACATGCTCTACATATCCACCCACCATAGCATTATGGTAATGTGCTTTTCCACTAGCAGGCGCTACTGACATTCTATCTTCGAAATACTTATACATTCCTAAGAGTTTCTCTTTACGTTCTCCTTCAAATGTATCTTCGATAAGTTTCATTAGGCTTTCCCAATTTTCTACTATCTGTTTTTCTGTTAGCTGTTTCATTTTCTTACCTCATATCCATATTTAGTTAATATTATTGTAGGTTCAGTTCTAAGTCTATTTCTGTAGATATTGAAAGGTATTCCTCTACCCCATCCAATATATTCTAACAGCTGCTTTTTTGTTACTGAGCCAATTTTGTGGATATAATCCACAACTTCCCAAGAGTTTTGCTTTCCCAATGTCTCTGATTTCTCAGAATATAAATTTCTATAATCTTCGTCATCTAATATATTATTCATTTCTTTTATGAACTCTTCATCTTTTTTGAAGTAGATACCAGCATCCTCAGCATATTGTGAGTAGTAATCAGCATCATAAAAGATATAAGGTACACCAACAGCCATACCATCGGAAGCAGAGTTAGCCCATCCTGTATGATGTGATTGTCCACAAGCACCTACCCAACACTTAGATAGTTCTGTAAAGTATCCTTGTCTATCAAATTTATCATTATAGATATATTCTCTATCTATTGAATCAGCTAGCGGCACCCATACTGTAAAATCTTTTCTTTGTTCCCATAACTTATCCATCTGTTGTAAGAACCAAGGATAGCTTTTGTAACTATTAGCCCTATGATTCCAAACAATTACTTTAGACTCTGAGTTTGGTTTTTTTCTTGGGCCTTCTACATTATCCCAACCACGAGGTAAAGGTTTTATCTTATCTTTTAGTACCTCTACATCTTTATCAGGTAAACAACTTGGTGCGTGTTCTATAATAGTATCTTTTACTGCCTGTGAATTTACACCAACACTATTCATAGACATCAAGCCAGCATAATGCTGTCTAAGTAAACTTGACTCATAACCAGTCGTCTTTGGTATTTCTATATAAGCATCATAACCAAATATAATAGGTCTACAATTAGTCATATTGTTGAAATGATTTTCTAATTGTAGCGCATGTTCAGGTAAATAACAATATACAAAATCCCAATCTTTAGTTTTATAGTCGGTAATCTTTTTCAGTTGATAAGTATCGAAATGTTGTCTCATCTCATTTGGATAAGTTGGTTGTTTGTAAAGAACTTGTTCAGTATTCTCATATTGAAAGCCAGGCATTATTTCTGGAGTAAGCACTGTAAAGTGTATATCCTCTCTCAGCGCTGTCAAATACTTTAGTATGTTAGACATTATAATATAATAACTATCCTTAGTAAAGTCCTTCTGAAAGGTTATATTAGGATATACCAAACACCTATATTTATATTCTCTACTTTCGTCTGATTCTTCAAAAAATTTTCTCATCATGCAGTCTTTTTTCTTTGCCATTGAAATTCATAACCTAATATATCTATAGCACTTACAGCATAACCATTTACTGGATGTGTAAACTCTTCGATAGTCTGTTTCCATTGTGGTGTATCTGGTACCTCAATATCAAAAGTGTTTAGTTGAGAAAAAATTTGATAGCTTATTTCTCTTGATAGAGAATTTATTTCCTCTAAAGATAAACCACCCCAATTCTTACGAACCCATCTACCTAATAATTGTAATGGATTTCTAACAATCCAAATACCTAACTCTTTGTCTCTTGGTGTTGGATTTCTAAAAATCAATCCATCTGTTAGTGTAGGTACATTTATACCTTTATCACCTTTATTCACAACAACAAGTAATCTAGCAGAACTATTTGGATCATTTATTTCACTCAACCATCCAAGACCTGTATTCTTTTGTTCAACTCTACCTTTTGAATTATACTCTACCCATCCATCTGCAGTAGTTTCAATGAATGTCCAATCACTTGGAATACCAGCTTTTACTAAAAGTTTTTTTACTCTATACAAACATGCTTTATGTTCTTTATCACTTCCAACATCAACCTTTATCATACCAGTAGTTTTAGTTATCAGTTTATTTAGTATTGGAAAGTCCTTTGAGTTTGATTCTACCATCTTATCCATAATCAGACTTCTACTTTCTACACGAGACATTAGTCTCCTCAAAGACTTCATCATATAATTATCATCACAATACTTTTTCAAATCTAATGTTTGATAGATATTACCTATCCAAGCACTATTTGCTATACAATCTTTTGGAGAAACCCAACCATTTATTATTTGATACTTACTTGTTCCAACTTCTTCTTCTATTTGTTCTGATGTTGGTGTTGCTGAAAACCCAAATACCCAAGGAGTAACTTCCGTAAACTCAGACATAACATTGTACATTCTGGCTTTATACTTTTCGTTCTCAGAACCACCCATAACCTTTTTCAATAGTTTCTTATCCGATACAGAACCATAGTGTATTTCATCTCTCAGTAAAGCAAACCTTTGCCCTAAAGACTTCAAGTATTTATAATCTTCAGTTGGTTCATATGTATCTTTTTCTAAGAGCACTTTACCTATAGTGGCATCGGTAGAAATAAATATAGTTGTATAACCATCTCTAATTTTTTTCTTTGCTTCTCTCCAAGGTCTTGCATTAAGACCACCAACTTTTATTATCTTTATCTTTCTAAGATTCATACCCTCAAATCGTTCATCCCCATACCACTCATCCAAATAATCATTGAACTCATCCTTAGGTATGTTGTCACAATTTGGAGCAAAGAACCATATTACATCAACATCCTTTTTAGTAATCAGTTCAGGAATAAGATGCATGAATGCTGTGTAAGTTTTACCAGCACCCATCGGTGCTTGTAAGATATTTATCAAACCCAACTGAGCTGCTTCAAGAGAATTAGCTATAGGTTTATAGAATAGTTCATCGTATGGTATAGGTGGAAAGTACCAAGGCCCAATTTCATAGTCTGCAGCTTTTATAGAATTTATAGCTGCTACAGCTTCATTTACTTCACTTTTTCCACGACCCATATTTACAAATCTTAGAACGATATGAACATTATCACGATGGTATCCATAGTTATTAGATATCCTATCGATAGATGGTGCTAATGGACTGTTAGGTATGTACAAAGCATCTAAGTCTAAATCAGCTCCTGATAAAGCACACTTTCCATCTTGTTCGTTGAATATATCCTCAATTATCTGAGGTGTGAGTGAAACTTCTCTAGCCTCAGTTCTACCCTTACCTTCTACTCTTACACCCAAACCCTTTTCTTCAGGTGGTTTAGCAGATGATAGAACATTGTTGAAAAGTTTATTGAATGGTTTTCTGTTATTCATTTTTTATTTTCCATTTTATTATATCTAAAGCTACAAATAATTATGCTAAAAGTCAAGTACTTTTTCCTAAAATATCAATTAGTTTATTACTTGTAAACTTACCAATACCAGTCAACTCATCAATTCTCTTCAGAGACTTATCATAATATTCTTTATCTAACTCGCACCCTAAGAAATCTCTTTGAGTATTAGCACAAGCTATAGTAGTACTTCCACTTCCATTGAATATATCTAATACTACATCATGAGGATTTGTATGAGCTTTTATAATTCTTTCCAATAACTCAACTGGCTTTTGAGTTGGATGCCATCCAGCATATTCTTTTGATGTTGTATGATTATTTTTAGGCCAAACATCAGTTGGTATCTTACCAAGTGGATTTAGTTCTGTTCCTTTACGAACACTTTTTTTCATAATATAAGGAATTCTAATATCGTCTCTATTGAACATAAACTCTTTACCTTTAGAATACATAAGTAAGTCCTCATGCTTTCTAGCAAAGTTTTTCTTCGTTCTACCACCCCAATCATAAGACCATATTATCCAACTTTGGTAAACCATATCTTCAAAAGAGTTTAGAATATCTAATTTATATTTCAAAAATGTATCGGTTTTAGTAGTACCCCAAACATACATACACCCACTAGGTTTCAAGACTCTTACACATTCTTCACTCCACTTCATGCACCAGTCTAAATATTCTTCTTCACTGTCCCAAGCAGAATCCCAGCCCTTACCACCATCATAACCTATAAAGTAAGGTGGGTCTGTTAGAACTAAATCTACTGATTCTGTATCTAACTCTGATAAAAATTCTAAACAATCTTTATTTTCTAATATCATCTACCTACTTCTCCTAAATACTTTTTCTTTGTTTCTTCCCATTCAGTTCCTACGATATCACCATAGAAAAGTTTTTCTGGCTTTAGTCTACCTTCATCAAATAACTTACTATATCTCTTGATAGCCTTTGGTTTCCACCACTTCATAATATAATCAGAATCTTCGACATACTTTTTCTTCATCTTCAAATCTTTTTCTTCTATCTCACCACGCAAAAACTCTTTACCATTTTCATAGATATCAGCAAAGTAAATACCACGTTTGAATCCGTGTTGATATTCAGATGCTTTGATTCCAACTGCTTTGAAAATCAAATTGATTGTCTTTTGTTTTACTCCAGTTGGAGGACCAGCAACGCCCTCTTTTTGTGTAGTAGCCGCTAAGTACTCTTCTTCTTTATTTTCCTTCAACCACTGGTGCCATATATCATAAGTCTCATCGTCAGGCTTTAGCGCAATCCTACCTTTAGAAGAACCCATAGTTCTCCAAAGTGGTATAGAGTTATACATAGAATGTATTCCGTATAGCGATGTAGTTGATAGTCCAACAAGTGTCTGCCCGTATAGTTTCTTCCAAGCGTCTCTTACAACCGATGAAGTTACTAAAGCGGCTACTAACTTACCCCCCAAAAAATTAAAACCTAATGGTTGAGCACAACAAATAGTAGTACCGATGGAAGTATATTTCAATTTACCATCTTTGAACTTATTATCTTTTGTCCAACCAATAAAATTATCTCTAGCTCCCAATGATGTTACATCAGAGCCTAAACATATAATACCTAAAATCTTTTTAGTTACTTTATCTTTTACATAGAACTTTACATTTCTGCCAGGATTAGCAGTAAATTCCATAGTATGAATCAACCTACGAACCAATGTCCACTCTTCATTATGTTTAGTGTTACCTTGTTCTGTCATCTCAACATAAGGTTCTAAGGCTTCTATCTCTTTGATAGTTTGTTCTTTATTATTTATATCTTTTGGTGTCCAAATAGATTTCTCTATCTTAGAAAAGTGTGGAGCTTTCTGAGTCATAGAATAGACATCAGCATTGAACTCTAACCATTTTTTATAAAGCGTTTGTTCTTGAACAGACATAGACTTTAGATAGTCTAAATTATCGATAAACTTCTTACGTTCAGCTTCGAAGTCAAACTTGGGTTCGTCAAAAAAGTCGGTGAAACTCATAACATTTTCCTATAAATATTCAATTAGTAATTAGTAAATAGCCTTTGATGGCCGAAAGTTTGAGCGGGTGGTGGGAGTCGAACCTACATCTCTTCGATGGTATCGAAGTGTGTTTCCTATAACACTTCACCCGCAATAATATATATCTATATAATACCTGAAATACAATTTTATTTTTAGTATTTCTCATTTACATAGACAAACTCTATAATTGGGTTTGAATCAACAACCTCAACTGATACAGAGTTACAATTAGTAGTTGGAAGTTTCTTAGCACCTTCAGCAATCAACTTCATAGTCTTTTCTTCTCTCTTATTGTTATTAGCCATCAAAGTATCACATACATAAGTTGTGTCTACTTTTACAATAGCGACAACATCACCACCATAATGAAGTGAGAAGTAGTGGTTACATTCTCTATACCTATTGATACTTTCAGCAGAGTAAGCACCATTATAGACACCAGCTGCTTTCAAAGTAGTTCCACGAACATTGTTACCTAAGAACTTATCTAACTCTTTCTTATCCAAAGTTACAGACTTATACTCAGCTTTAGAACCATCTGCTTCATGAGCATCAGCACCAAATGTCTCATCATTGTCTCCACCATTAGAAGCACCTTCGAAAACCTCATGTCCTAAAATAGAACCAACCTGAAGTTCTCTAAATTTATATTTATCAAATGGGTTACTTACTCCCATATTTGAAGCCAATTCATATACCATAGAAATATGATAATTGATGTCTGTTTCGATTTGATTCTTATTCATTTTATTTTCCTCTTTCATTATATATAAAGCTACACATTTTTGAGCATATATACAAGTAAAAAGTCCAGATTTATTGATCTTTTTTTATACTCACTCATTTGTGTTTACATGATCCATGGAGTGAGAAATTGCAGTATCGGCATACTTTTATTCCAGAAAAGCTCATTTATTTACCAAAAGGGATTTTCACTTTCAATATTAGGTATATCTTTTGGGTCTGGTATCATCTCAATAACCGAATTTTCATCTACTGAATCAGCCCATTCAGGAGTCCACTCTTCTTCTGTACTATCTAATATACTAATATCAACACAATTTTTATCAGCTAATATCTTACTGAGTTTCTTTTCATCATCAGCCCAAATAGAAAATGTAACAACTATTCCATTTGGTTTACCTAACGACATATCTTTTGCTTTTATTTTATACCACATAATATGTGGAGCTGACAGGGATCGAACCTGCGACTTCTTCCGTGCAAGGGAAGCGCTCTCCCAACTGAGCTACAGCCCCATATGTAATTCCTTATATTTTTCTACTGCTAGTTCTTTGTGTTTAGCTTCTACCATAACATCAATCTCATTACCATAAGTATTGATTTTTTGTAAAACATAATCTGAATGAGCTTGAACTCTGATAGTCTCATCTTTCTGTTCATCTCGTCTACTCTCTGAATAGTGAGTAGCTGGTGTGATACCATCAGGCCAAGTTGATATAGCCAACTCCAAAGCTTGTTGTTCTGATAAATCGCCTGTACAAAACTGATGGTGGTGGTAATCAAATACGATAGGAATACCAATTACTTTGTAAACACCATCATACAAATCCCTAACTGAATACATACTAGCTTTGTCATCGTTTTCTACTGTTAGTCTACTCTGTACAGATTTTGGTAACATTTTGAAGTTTTCACAGAATCTCTTCATAGCTGATTCTTTATCTCCATAAGCACCGCCAATATGAATATTGATTTTGTTGTATGGCGTCTCACTTAGTCCCATCATATCAAATGTAGCAGCATGGTCAGTCAAATCACCAATACAATTTTCAACTACATGCGGATGTGGCGATGTAAGTACATTGAAAGGACCTGGATGAGATGTGATACGAATATTATGAGTTTTAGCTTTCACGCCAGCAGAGTGTAAGTATTGTCTAATCTTTTCAATATCTTTCAAGTCATCCCATTCATACTCAGACTTCCAAGGTGCGAGGCCTGATGTGATACGAAAGAAATTGTACCCATTCAGTATATTCCAATCCATAATCTTATCTAAGTCCATAGCATTGGCTAGTGTAAGTTCACTAGCATAGTCTACACCCTTAGATAGAAATGTTCGTTTTATCATACTCCTACCAGTAGTTATCGGCTTTACACCTTTAGGTTGACCACCATATTTTTGTGGGTACGACAATTGCATGTTGATACAAGCATATCCTATATTCATTACCATTCCTCTCTTCTTCCAAAGTTATTTTTTTCTATTCGCTTTTTTAGATGTCTCTTATACATCATCATAAAGATTACATTTTTAAATAGTGAGATGATGCCATCAAACCACCAAAAAATTTTTAGTAAAAAGTACGGCATCAAAAATCACCAGGAGCAACTTGAAATGTATTCAATCCCAAATCTCTCCACATCTTCACAACCTTATCTCTATCATCAACGACAAGAAAAACATCATTGATATCAACAAAGGTATCTAACATAGATTTCTTTAGGATTTCATCAGGCATAAATCTCATAGCTTTAGTAGCTGGATTTCCAATAGCAATTGGCCATGAATCAGCTTTGAACTTATCAGGCCTCATCACTAACAAATCAAATGGTACATTGTGAATTTTCAACCAATCTTTAGTAGCATAGAAAGCCCTATCATTTCTACCTGAGAAGATTACAATTTTGAATCCATCAGCTTTGAACATTTGAGCCATTTTGATTACTGGTAAATTTGGTTTATCCCAATCCATAATAGAAGTAGGTGAAGCAAATATCTTCCAATCTAATTTACCATTAGGTTTGAGAGATTTATCCCTACGAATATCGATATCAGCAAGAGTCCCATCCAAATCAAATATTATTGTTTTTTTATCTTTCATATTTATCCCTTTCATAACATATAAAGCTACGAATAAATTTGCTAAGATACAAGCAAAAAGTCCAGATTTTTTTATTTTTTATACTGTTTGTGGTGTTATTAGAGTAGTGAATATAGCAGCCGATAATGTTGCTAATTGTGTTCCGACTAAAGCGGCTGATGCTGGAAATGATGGTGATGGTGCTCCCGCAACAGCAACAGATTGTGGTATAGTAGCGACTATGGTTCCTTGTATAGTAGCTATCTGAGCTAAAATAGTTGCTGTAGTATTTAGTCCAATTTTAGCTGGTGGTTGTATTGCTCCGCTTGGTAAAAGAGTAGTCTGTATAATTCCAATTGATGTACCAGCGGATGTTATAGCTGTAACTGCTGGTACGATAGCAGCTCCATATCCAGCCAAAGCAGCTGTAGCAGTAACATTGATTGGTATAGCCGCATCAATAAATCCTTTAGCTGCTATTGCTGGTGGTAATAATATACTAGCCATTAGTCATCCATATAAATAAAAAGTAATGACATAAAAACACAATGAAATATTACGAATATTAGTAGCATTGTTCCCATTTATATCTCCTGTAATTTTAGCCTGGTTCCACGTTCGGTAGTCACCAGTAACCAACCATAGGCCTATTTGTTCAGATAGACTAACTGGCAGTTTCTTTATCCACTAACTTCCCTCTGGCTAAAGTGGTAATTATATTTCTACTCGCCCATCCAAGATTCATCAGCCATTTCTGAATATTGTTCAATATAAGAAATCACTTCTCTTACTAAATCCCAATCTTCGTCATCTCTAGCTTCTTTCAATGTGTTTAGTATCCAATCCATATCCATATTACATTTCTCCGACTTGATGGATATAAATATGTTACTTAGTCAATTTTTCTTCTAAATCATTTCGTAAATCAAAATATTTTTTTGCAAGAGATGGTATGTTTGATAAATTAGATACCCCACCCGTTACATCAGTATTTATGTCTAACTTTGTTGTAAACATATTTACCAACATAGAAAATCCAAATGTCTGTAGTATAGTGAGTTCTGGTAATCCAAATATAAATGGCATTAGCCAATTCCATAAAAGCATCATAGGTAAGCTAAGTAAAAATCCAACTAATACAAATGTACCCATGCCATACAGAAATGACTTTGCTAAAATAAAGTATTTATTAGATAAATAATTCTTCTTCATAATCTTTCTTTTTCTTTTGTTTATAAAAAAATATAGAGTATATAGATTTAGCAATATAACTAAATACTAATGCTAAATAGAACTGTATCTTTAGAAGATACATCCCTATATCTAAATCTTTTATGATACTTTCTATGTATCTTTTTGTAATCATAAATGCCATCCCATTATTATAAAATGAAAATATAGATATGTCAATAATAAGTATAATGCTATTTTCAAATAATCAAAAAATTCGTCTTGTTTTGAATAAGTTTTTATTCTTTTTTTACGTTCAACCGTATCCCACTTTCCTAGTCTGCCCATTGTTGTCCATCCGTAAAAGGTAATCTAACTAAATAATAAGGTTTATTGTCTACATAAAACATTTCTCTCATAGCATATCTATTGGTTTCTTCAAATACTATTCTATCCATAATAACTTCCATAGTCTCTTCCATTTGAGGTTTATGTAGATTGTCCCAACCTAACCCCTCTACAATTTCTATTTTTATTTGACAATGAACGTCCCAAGACGGAACTAATCTGTACGCTATTATTTCAGGCTTCTCTGATAGTAATATAGGATTTTGCTGTCCCTTTAGACTACCAAACATTACTGCTACTAAAGCAATTATTATATGAATTACTGTTAGATTTATTCTTTTCATTTTTTATCCTTTTTGACTTTTAGTTTTTTCAATTCCTCTTCTGAGAAGTTATCGAAATATTTACTGTCTAATAATTTTGTATGTGATAAATGTAACTCTTCTCTTGTAGCTACATTTATAAGAAAGTATGGCGACTTTTTTCTAGTAGACTCACCAGCTGCTGTTCTTTCTTCAAAAGGTGAAAATAATATTGCTTTATATTTTCTACTTTCATCAGACCAATTCTTTAGAAATCCTTGTATACTTTTCTGATAAGAATCTCTTGGTACATCTTTCCATTTTAGTTCTTCTGTATCCATACATATAAATACTGCTGAAGTAAAATCTGAATCGAAGAACTTTCTCCATAATTCGTTTAGTGGTTTTTCACCAGGTCTCCAAACCTCTATCATAAGTTTATAACTTTGTAATTCAGCTTTTAGAAAAGGACATACTGGCATTCCACTAAATGCTTCGTTTGGCGTTTGTAAATAATCTAAATAGACATTTACTTCATCCTTTACTTGTAAATCACTTTTATCTATATCAAATAATTCTAACTGATACAACATTTTTTATATTTTTTTCCTGAACCACAATGACAAGGTTCGTTACGTCCTGGTTTCTTTTCAGCAACATAAGTAGTATCTACTTGTCTATCATGAATTGTTTTACCCATAAGATGGTCTATTTCGTGTTGGACACACACAGACTCTAATATTACCTTCTCATCATCAGAGCCACCAAATACTAACTTAGCGTCTGTTTGCGTGGAGGTTACAACTATATCTCTATATCTTTTAGTATGAATACCTTGTTTAGGAAAAGATAAACATCCTTCGTAATAAGGTATCTCATTTTCTTTTATAATTATTTTTGGATTGATTAGAATCAATGGTTCAATAACATTTACTACAGCTACTTGAGCATCAATACCAACTTGATTAGCTGCCAGTCCTATACCATCTCCTCTTTTATTTAGTATCTGAAATAGTTCAGTAGCAATTTCTAAGCCTTCGTTTACTGATACTTCTCTGAGTTCTTTATTTATTATTGGATTTTCATTTTGATAACAATCTATAACTTTTTTCATAACTACTGTATTATCCTTTTTATGTTTTGGGATGTATGGGCACATCAAACATCCGTGCCCACAACAATACCCTCTTTCCAACAGAAAGTCCTCTGATAACATTACTTACCAAGTTTATGATTGATAAAGTCCTTCTGTTGTTGTACAGCTTTCTTCAAAGCAGCTTTCTTTTCAGCCTGTCTAGCAACAAGTATTTCTTGTTTAGTCCTACGTTTTGTTTTTTTCTTAGCCGGTTTCACCTTAGTAGGTGGTAAAGTACCTTTCAACTTTTTTTGTTCTTTACCTTTATGAAACACATTACCATCTTTATCTACGAACTCATTCATAAAATGCCAGCCAGCAGGTCTGCCGGTTGATACTTTTTGTTTAGGTTCGTCTGGCATTCCTACCATACCCATCACAGCCCTACTACCTATTACAGATGCTGCTTCTGTACTCACATTAGCAACAGGCTCACCTGTTACTTTGCAATCCATATACGCTACTCCATCAATGAAGTAACCACCGTTCTTTTCAAATGTACTTTTAGCCATTCGTTGTTTCCTTTTTGTTTGTTATCCAGTTCAATTTAAATATATGAGCATCTGTATATTTGTAAGGTTCTACATGCTCTGATTCTAAAATATCTACTACATTTACCCATTTAGGATTCATAGTATCTCTTACTTGGTATACACCACTTTTTTTGTCAGCACCTTTGAGTAATATAAAATCACCATAATCAAAAGGCCCACCCCATCGTTTTAGTAAGTTACGGGATAAAGCAACAAACTTATAATCTGATGCTTTACTGATACGAATCTTAGTTCCATCAGCAGTAACGTCTGGCGTATCATCACATTGAATAGTATTTGGTTGATACATAGTTACATCTACTACAATACCATATTCATCATAATGAGATAGTTCATCTTTTAGAATCTGATTTTCTTTCTCTAAATGTTCTATCTTACCTGAGTACATATTTTTGTAAGACTCAAACATATTAGTCGAAAAAATTCCGTTTACTAAAGTTACTGCTACTACAGCAGTAATTGCTGTTTTTGTTTTTATCATATATTGTCTCCGCATTATGTCTAAAGCTAACATTAAAATGCAATGCAAGTCAAGGACTTTATGCATTTATTTCCAGTTTTTTTTATATTATTTTTCTTCCTTGTCTTGATTGGACAGGGTCTTCTTTAGGTTTTGTATCGAATCGTTCATCGTTACTAACTGTAGATTTTATGTTATCTTTCCATTCTTTCTTTTTTTGTTTAGCACTTTCACCATATACTTCCCACCATCTTTTTTTATTTTTCTTTTTTGGTGTAGGTGTAATATTATCTTTTTCTAAAATAACATTGTAACTAATAACAAAAAGAACTGCCATTGGATCAAAAACAAAGATAAGAACAAAGATAAAAAATTTCACTACTGTATCTACATCGGTGTCGAATACCCTAGCTAAATAAATAGCTGGTCCTACTTCTACTCCTGTTTCTACTAGTGCTATTTTTAAATCTCCAATATCAGACTTCAAATTCATCATATCAGTATTGATTTGATTTATTTTTGGTTGATACTCTTCTCTTAGTTTTCTTTTAGCAGTACGATAGTTTTCAGGTAGTTCACTTACAGCTGCTTCTAATTCCTCTTTCAGAAATTTTTTGTCATCTTGTAATTGGTCTAACCTATCTTCCTTATATATCAATGCAGTAGATTCCTTTTCAAATCCTACTGTAGCACCTTGATAAGCATTGGATAAAAATCCAAATATGCCAGCAGATGTTATCAGTACGAGTATGATGGTTGCTATTGTCATATAAGTTTTATGCATGATATTGATTCTTTCCCAATATCTATATAAAAACGATGCTGCTACTAACTTACCAAATTCTAATGAACCAGCCATTATAACTACAGCAAATTGAGCACCAGCAAATAATTTTGATAACCCAAAAACCGAAAAGAAAGCAGCGCTCCCAGCTATTGCTAATGCTGAAAATCCTACTAACTTATGAAATGATTTTGATGATTCAAACATCGGGTAATCTCCTATTTATTAGTAATAAATATGTAAAACCTAATTAATGTCCAAATATTCAGCTTCTTGTATTTTTTGACAAACATATAATTCATCGTGATTTGAGCCGTTCTTTAGAACGGTATCAGCTAATCTCCACATACTTTTAATTTTTTCACCAGTAAAACCAGAAGATGCCGATACCGTTCCAAGAACGATATACAGGTCATTGCCTAAGGTAATAAGTTTATTACCTAATTTTGACAATATTCTTCTTTGGGAGTTCGGGCTCTATCTTTGGTATATCTACGGATAGAATGCCATCTTTGAAGTCTGCTGTAATACTTTCCCCATCTAATAGATCACCCAAGGTAAAAGATCGTTTGAAAGATGATTGCTTCAATTCTCTTCTGAGAACTTTAGCTTTAGCTTCATCAATCAATCCGTTATGCTTTTCACCAGCTATAGTAAGTACGCCATCCTCAACTTCAACATTTAGGTCTTTCTTATCAAGACCAGGTATTTCAGCAATTACGGCTACCTTTTCATCAAATTCATATACATTTACTTTTGGGTATGCTGTACCTTGAAAAGGATTTACTCCGACTTGCTTGTTGATTTCAGGAAATGATTTTCCTATGATGTCATCAAACATTTTGTCAAAGGGTGTTAGAAAGGAATCTCTATCGATTACGGGTATTCCGTGTAAAGTAACTTTAGTCATTTTATTTCTCCTATTTTAGTTACATTAGTCAACTATGAATATCAATTTCATTTGAACCTTGATATTCGTTTTACATATGTTCTCTTATAGAGCAACATAATTCTTTTGTCATACTTCCCAAAAGTAGAGCGGGTATCTCATCACTGTCTGAAACAATTGTTGTCCCCTGTTATCTATCTATGCTCCCCATCCTTTTGGTATGTATGAAACTTATATATAAATATCATAAACTTTATTTATATACAATTATTTTTTTATTAAACTTCCAGTGCTCTTCTGAACCACCCAAAGTAAAATTTTTCTAAATCTGGTTTACGGGTAACTAAATCAGCATAGTACTTAACACGATATGCTCTCACTCTATCCAACTCAACTCCACTCATAGCAGCGATAGTTTTAGGACCCATACCACCATCTACTTTCAAATCTGCTCCTTTAGCGTTAGCTGCTATCTGTAATATCTTTACTGCTCGCCCTCTACCTTGGTTAACACACATATCAAAGTAAATATGCTTTAGGTTTTCTGGCATATGAGGTACTTTATTATCACACCAATATGTTTCATAATAAATTTCTTTAGCACCTTCTTTGGTTAGATTTTTTATATCCACATCAGGATGACTTCTTTTAGCTATACCAAAATTAGTCTCTCCGCCAGGATCTTTTGGGTCATTTACATAACCACCTTCGTGGTGTAATACTACTTCTATTATATCGTCAAATTTAGTCAACATTATTATCTCCTATTTCTTTGTACTACTTACTAACTTATCTGATACCTGCGCTGATAATACAGATTGTATAGTAAAGTATAGTGACGGATTACGCTTTAGTAATTCCTTAAATTCTCTTTGTTTCCAAACCAAACATATTGCATCGTATTTTACTTTACAGGTTGCTGTAGCTACTTTTTCTGTGAGGAAAGACATCTCACCAACAAACTCTCCATCTTTTAGTTGAGCTATTGTGCTGTTATCAACCAATACATCTACTGTACCATTATATATAAGATACAAATCAGGAACTGGCATACCTTGTGTTATGAGCCGTTCTCCTGATTTTACTGTCTCCCATTTAGCTGCTCTACTAACTTTTAGATATTCTACTGGAGTCATCTCACTAAATAAGGTTTGGTATAACTCTTCGTTTTTAGAGTCCATCTTTACCGCTCGCTTCTCATATAAAATAACTCCTATATGATAAGCATTTACTGCGATAAAAATAAAGTTCCAATTGATAGCTAACCACATTGGTTCAGTTGGAATGGTGTAGTTATAAAATACTGAGAATAAACTCGCAGCTATAGATACCATTCTAAGCCAAAATATATCTTTGACTAAGAATGAAAAACCAATGAGTCCAAATGCTAGATGACCAGCTAACGTAGCAATATTCATTAGTCGTCTGCGTGTTCTAAGAGTTTATTATCATTCTCTTGATTATTGAACCAGAAGTCTATTACCTTAGCAAATGAACCAACAAATCCACCTAACATTAGTAAGAGAATTTCCTTCCATCCATCGGTAACATCTTTACCTTGGCTCATAAAATAAATCATAAGTATGAGTATTACAGCAAACATACCTACAACAGCAATACTAACATACCACTTTCGTGATTGTCTGTATTCAATTAGATCTACTAATTTTACATTTATAAAATGTTTTTGATTTTGTCTAGCATCTTTAGTTACCAAATCTTTTTCACCCACATGAGTTCTCCATTAGATACTAATAAATATAATCAATTACAAAGAATATTCAAAACCTATCTTAGCCTTATAAAATTCGTTACCTTGAAGTTTGGATATTTCACCTACGTTATACAACCTAAGTTTCTCTGTTATTTTATATGATACTTTGAATTTATCTTCAAATTCAAATACATCTCTACCATCTTCTTCGTTTGGTGGAAAATACCCATCAAATGTAGCCTCAACTTCTATTTTATCATTGTAATACTTTTTCTTTTTAGACATACCAAAGGATACGAATGTTACGAAGTTTCTACTGAATACATCTTTATTTGTGTTACGACTTGTAAAACCAAAAGACCAATCTTTAAAACTTCGTCTTGCATCAATTTTGAGATACCTTACATCTTGACTTTGTTTATCCATATACTCAGGTTTGAAATAAATACCATTGTCAAACTTATACCAAAACAAATCATCTATATAGAACTCGCCAAGTTCTCTTTCCCATTGTCTGTTAGCATAAAAATTATCATTACTTATTCCAACACTAACTTCATAATCATCAGGATTGGGCTGTACATTTGGCGTACGAGCAGCAAAAGAACTGAACAGCATTACACCAGCCAATAAACTATCTAATACCATTATGAAAGTTCCTTGATCATTTCTTCTTTACTCCTCACACCGACAATACGATTTACTTCTTTATCACCATCCATAATAAGCGTTGTTGGTACTGAACGAATATTAGCATCAATAGCCATTTGTTTGTTCTCATCACCATCTATAAACTCTATATTATATCCTTCATTAGATAACTCTTCCATTATAGGCTTGAATTGTTTACAAGGCCCACACCAAACAGCACTAAAGTATTTAGCTGTTTTCATTTATTTTCTCCAATTTCTTCTCAATTTTTTCTAAAGACTCAGCTATTATATCATATCGTTTTTCCATTTTTTTTAGTAAGGATATGATCTTAGGTGTTCTATCACTACTTCTTTTTGCTGGCATTGACTTTCTTCCTTCTTGTATACTTTCGTTTCTTTTTAGGAGCAGTAAATCCTACTTGTATTTTAGCAGACACTTCTACTTCTTCTTTCTGTTCGCCAACTATAAAGTTGGTAAGATTATGAATTACTTCTTCAAATTTAGTCATTTTATTTTCCTTCCATCGACTTTAAAATATCATCTTTTATGTACCATATTTTTCCCATAGTATCCTTGACTCTTATATCGCCATTTTTTTCTTTGTCTTGAACAGTAACAACTTCACCCTCATAAAGAGTTCCGTCTACAGTAGTTACTGTCTGTAAAACTTCACACTTACTTTTATTCACTGTCAAACCTCATATATCTACAAGTCTGAGATGAACTTTCAGTAGCGTATGGTACTATTATTTTTATTATCATTTTTACCTCTGCTTTTTTTTATATTATAAATATCATCATAACAATTCAAGCATAATTGTCCTGAACCTTCGATGTATCCGATACGAACTTTTATGTGTTCGTCTTTATTGTGATGAGAATCTTTTTTACAGACTACACATTTATCCTTCATCTCCGACCTTTGAACGATACAATTTAGCATCACTATCATCACGTGCTAAAAATTTAGTACCATCACTAAGTGTGTATGTTTTATAGTCTTTCCATTGACTCTTGTTTTTCTTTGACATTACAACCTCATTTGCTAGTTACAAATTTCATAAATCTTTTTAGAATTCTTTTTACCATCTTACTATTTTTATCGTTACGAGCCATCATAAGAATTGTCTGGCTCCGCAATACAGACTCTTCTAATTCACTCATCTCTTTTTCCTAAAACTTATTTTTGGAGCACCCACTCTCCGCTTCAATTCTAATAATGATACTTTTACATCTTCTTCAGTTAGTATATGATCTAATTTAGGAATTATTTCTAAATCAGGAATCAAACACTTCTGTTTTTTCTCCTTCGTTGGCATGTGACCTTTTTCCCTTTACTTTATTTTTCATAATTTATTGATTTTCTTCCGATGGCTTGTCAACTAAATCTTTAGACTTACCTTTCTTTTCCGCGTCAATCTCTTTCTTAGCTTCTGCTTTGAAATCTTTTTTCTTCCCACCGTGATAATCATAAGCATGACCTTCTTCAATTAGAATGTCATTTATACTTACCAAACCATCTTTATTTCTATCAACATTTTCTGATATTTCATGACCAACTGCTGATGGATCTACAAAGATTTCACCTAATACCCTGCCGAACTTACCTGTTCCGTAAGATACTATTTTGAAAACTCCAGCCTCTAATAATTCTTTGTTACGAGCTTTAGCTAATAAACCTTTTGCCTTTTCATCCAAGTCTCTTGTTCTTGATTCCCAAGTATCAATACCCATATATCTAATTCGCTTTTTGATTTTCAAATCAAAACCTAAATCGATAAAACAATCGATTGTATCTCCATCTAAAACTTTTACTAGAGTACCATTGTACTCAAATGATGCTGGTTTCTTAGCCATAACTTTTTCTCCTATCGTAATTTGAGGCCTAATTGGAGAGCACAAATTCTAATATTTTTATCGAACTTCTTTTTTTCAGTTCTCTTTAGAATTGATTGAGCTTCGCCAATTGTTATCTTCTTATTATAAATAGTATTCTTATAAGAAAATACATCAGAATTATTATTAGCGTAAGCTTTTACAAATTCTAAAACTTCTACATATTCTAAATAAACATTATATTTTGGTTCAAGTCCTGTACTTCTATGAGCCATTACTAAAAAATCTTCGTATGTCATTTTTGAATCTCCGAATAATTTGTTATGTGTTCATCAGTAGGTCTATTTCTATTGTACTGTTCTACTAAATAATTATCTATATCTTTATCTGTAGGATATTTATCCCCTTCATTACTAAGAATAGCAGCTTCTATTTCAGCAGCTATTGCTTTTCTAGCACCTTCCGATGCTAAATTTGTTTGCCTGTCTTTGTGTCTTTCTAAAACCATTTCTATTATTTTTTTCATATGTTATATCCTTCATCCTTTTGATTATGAAAATGGGCCCTGAGAAAAAAGGAAAATTAAAACTCAAGGCCCATAGTGATGGTGGAATGAGTTGCCACCATCACAGAGAGAATTTGTTTAGCTGTTCATCTCTTCCTCATTGAACAAGTCCTCAGAAGAACCATCAGAGACAAACTTTTGAACAAGTTGTTTCACATAAGTTCTTTCAGACTCAAGCCCACCATCATCAGAAAACTGAGGATAGACAGTTACTTCAGCAGCCTCATCTAATCCAAAGCCATCATAAAGTAGTCCAGCTATCTCAACAGAAGTTCTGGTAGAGATTCCAGCAGACAACCTACCAGCCTCAGACTTTGACTCACTTCGCGTTGAAGAAGCAATCTCAGCAACAGACTTCAGTAAATCTGAATCTACATTTGGAAACATATAGTTCAGTAGTCCATGCTCTTCATCAGAGTTTAGAACATCCATTTCTACGATAATGAATCTATCCATCAAAGCCTTATCCATAACTCTGGTAGAAGTATACTCATTACCAACATTAGCGGTAGCAACAAAAGTAACACCTTCAGCCACATTGATAGTTTGTTGTCCATCAGCCTCATCAAGTCTCAAATATCTCTGACCACTATCTAAGACAGTCATCAAAATATTCCAAGCATCAGGATGAGCCCTACTCAACTCATCTAACAAAATAACAGCGTTAGGAGTTTGAATAGCCTTTACAAAAACTGATTCGGAAAAGAAAGTACCCTTCTTTTTATCGAAGTGGACATTACCAATCAAAGTAGCTCTTGGGTCCTGTGTCGCTCCTAAGTTGAAGTAGAAGTCAGCCCTATCAAGTGAGTTGACTAATGACTTAGCAGCCATAGTTTTTCCACAACCAGCAGGACCAGTCATCAAAATATTCTTACCACGAACAGCGGAACGAACTAAGTACTTCCACTTCAGTTCTTTCATAACCAAACCTTGTGGTTTGAGATTATAAGAAGTGTGAATGAAGTTTAGAACCTCAGCATGATCTGATGGAACATCTACAGATGAAACATCGATTACAGGAGCCATTGAAGATTCAAACATCTCCATAGGAACTTTCCACCAGTAAATTCTACCTTCTTTACCAGTTCTACGTTCCAAAGCCATATTACTTAGAAAAGCCTTCTTTCGGGTAGAAGTACCAATCTGTGATGTAAATTTTACACCATCTTTGTCCCAAGCATTATATCTATTGCCGGACTTTTCAATTTTTACGATTATGTTTTTATCCATATTATTTTTTCCTTTTGTTAGTATTTCTCTCATTGTTTACATATAAAGCTACGAATAAATTTGCTAATATACAAGGACTTTCTGCAATTATTTCCAGTTTTTTCTTGTACACTAAGTAGTTCTCCTAAAAATATTCATAATCTTTTTAGTAACTTCTTTATGTTCACCAGACCAAGGATAACCTCTTCTAGATTTCTTTACATGCTCTTCAATCAGCTTTTCAATCTCATCTCGTACTTCTTTATTGTATGCTAATAAACTCAACTCAATCTCTCCTTTATTTTTGTAAGAACTTTTTATTCATTGTTTTAGCAACCGGAAGTACTGAAGTCACATTGATGAACTCAGCATCTGAGCCATACATCTTTTTGAAAGTAGAAGTACTTCTATCCCTATCATAACTATCTCCAATGAAGTAACTAAGAACTTTTACACCACGATTACGAATCTCATTTACCATACTCTTAGTGTGATTGATTGCCGTATCATAGTTATAGTCAATATCATCATTAGAAAACATAGGCATTCCATCTGATAAGTTTAGGAAGTATGAATCCTTATCCTTAGATGCCGGTTCAATTTCCTTCATAATCGCTTCAAAACACAATCCTTCAGGAGTAGTTCCACTCGGACGAAGTAATGGAAATAGATTTTTGATTTTATTGATTTTATCAACACGAGAATCATAAGCAATCATCATTAGTGGGAAATTCTTACCACCACGTCTGTAGTTTCCAGTATCCTGCGTACTTCTGTAAGAAATTACACAATCAACATTTGAAATCATTGAACAAGCTTTAGCGATGGCAGCAACACAAGTCTGAGTATTTACCCACTTCTTTCCACCCATCGAACCACTAGCATCAACTGAGATGTGAAGAAAAGCATCTGAATATTGTTCTACAAATGAAGTATGAAAAACTCTCTGGTTACCAAAACCTAACTCAGCAATCAATCTCTTATCGATACGGCCTGAATCTTTTCTAGACCACTTAGTCTCACGAGACTCTCCACGTACTTGAAGTTTACGACCTAACATAGTTCCCATTACCAAACCTTTAGTAATAGCTTCTTTAGTTTCTTCACCAGCCCATCTGTAGTTTGGTGTTTGAATCATACGAATGGTATCAGACTCAGCTAGAGCTTTAGTAAATTTCTTTACCAATAAAACTTTAGTAGGAGTTTTTTTACCATAGTAATTATCTGTAACACCACTAGCAACATCTACATATTTCATTCCAGCAGATTCAACAGCATCCATAGAAGCTTTATCTTTTTTAGTTAGCTTCTTTTTAGTGATGTCGCCATCCATAAATTTCTTCTGCTTCTTTACAGCATTACTAAGTTGTTTTTTCTGCCTGTCTGATAATTCTGATAAATCAGAATTTGAATTCTCAGGCTGATTTTCTGAAGATTTACCACTCATTGACTCGCCTTCACCATCAGAATTACCATCACCTTTAGAACCCATATCATTTTCATCACCACCACTTTCAGAACCATCAGCACCCTCTTCGCCATCACCTTTTCCACCATCAACTTTTGGTTGGGCTTCTAAGTTAGAAAGAATAATATCAAAGACATTTAGAGCAACAGCGAAAGCCTCAGCAGTAGAATCTAAATTCTTTACATTACTGAAAATAGCTTTTCTGATATCTTTCAAACCAGGCAGAACATCCAAAAGAGTATTTTTGTTAGTGAGATTGATAATACGAAATTCATAAGAATCCCAATCAACTGAAGTATACTCATTAGAACCTAAAGCCTTATCAATAACCTTAGCATGAAAGTATTTTTCATACATCTTATGATAATAACCTTTGTAGCCCGGTGAATTTGAAAAGACAAAATAATCAATTCTTCTATCTTCTACATAGTTTAGTAAATTTTTTAGTTTACCAATTACTTCATATCTCTCCATTCCAAGTGCTTCACCTCTATTGAAATACTCAGCTGGAATATTAGTATCAAGTTGTTTTAGAAAATCAAAATCTGAAAGTTTGATATGAGAACCCTCATGCAAAGCCAGACCAACAGTTGAGTCAAATAGTTTGTCATCTAATTTAGAAGAGATAGTAACTTCTTTACCATTAGTATAACTATCGCCTGAAGTATTGAAAGTAACTTTGATGTCTGATTCACCAGTAACGATAGAAACGAAATTACTGATAGCCCTACGATAAGAAGCCAGTGCGACTAAATCTACACCCTTTTTAGTTTCTTCATCGTCAAATATAGAAGTATTGTTGTCCCAACCATTATCTAACCAAAAAGAAGAATAGCTGTTAGTACGACTTTCAGCAGAATGTTTCTCTCTGAGAGCCATCGGATTGAAATTATGTTTTATTGAATTACTCATCTTTTCCCTTTTCTTTATATATAAAGCTACGAATAAATTTGCTAATAAACAAGGACTTTATGCATTTATTTCCAGTTTTTTTTGCCATCTTCTTTGTTTAGCACTCATATATTGCCACTCAGTTATCTCATTAGTAATCTTTGATTTAGTCATAAGTGAAATTTTATCATCGGTATACAATGATTGTGTTAGTTCGTATGCTGAATCATATCCCCTATTTTCATACATATCCATCACCTTAGTCATAGCTTCCTTTACAGGTATATAAATAGGTAGTGTCGTAGGCTTAGGTACAAACTTCTTCTTCTCTGGTTTAGGAGCATAGTATTCTTTCAACCACCTATCCCAACTATTATCTTTTACAATACCTTTAGCTGGTTTATTACCAGATGTACCTCTTCTATCTAACCTATTTAGATTTTCTGATTGTTCTTCTGATACAGGTTGGATATACCCACCAGTTTTATGTGGATATATAGTATGCGATGAATATTTCTTTACTGTCGAACACTCAACACATTCGGAGTAACCAAGATGAGCTCTGTGATTATCCATTGTTTCATTACATTTTTTACATTTATTCATATAAGATCTTACAAAAGAAATCGCATATAAGTCAAGGCAAAAAAAGGGTTCATAAAAGTTTTTAAGTTTGTAATATAGTGGAAACTAAAAATCAGATCGAACCCTTTTTTATAAAATTGAAAATTAGGGGGATGTAGGATTAATGATTACCTACAACTTTCAGCTCAGAATTTATTATAACTTTGTACCTAACACCCAAAAGTTACTTTGGTTCTCCTAATAGATGGTTAGTTCTACGTTAGAGCGACTACAATGTCTGTGCTATTGCCTTATCTCTTCTGAGACTAAATTATTCAGCCACAAGGTGGGATTTCAGTTTTATCCTTACCCACAACAAAGTCCAAGAATCATCTTGTTATTTCTGAAAGTACATTATGTGTCATATGTCTATGAGGACCGTTACACCTCTACTACATTCAGCAGAGTTCCAAGTCACCACAACTCACATTAGATTGTCTTATGAGCTTCAAGTATACTCATTATTCGACCAATCCCATACAGAGTTAATTACTCTCTGCACTTTTCAAATTTTCAAATTGTCAAAAAACTTTATATATATATGTATATAGTAAAATTCTCAAAACGCATTTTTTTTATACTTTTTTCATTTTTATTTTTAATTGAGATAAAAGATTGTCTATCTTCTCCAATTTAGGATGGTTTGGATTTATCTTTATAAGATTTTCCCTTTTGATTGATAACTTGCCATAAGCTTTTTGTAAATCTATTAGAGCTAAGCCTTTCATACTTCTTCTATAGTATAAATGATTCAATGCTTCATCTTCTGCTTCAGCACCACGAACTCCAGCAACAGCAGTTATTTGTTCTACTTCGCCGTATACTTCTGTAATTTCGTCAATCTCTTCCCACACTGTATTTTCCCACATAACATCTAAGTCTATATCATCAAAAGATGCTGTTGCAATATCTATGCTATCTTGAATTGCTTTTTGTCTTTGTCTTTCTTTTGACCTAAGAGCAAACTCAGCATTTAATCGTGTTGTACGAATTGAATCGCATTCGGATATCCATCCACCATATCCTTTCCAAGCAGGCGAGCCTTTGTAATCTCTGTATTCTGTATCATCACATTCTATTCCATATGCAACATCTCTTTTGAACTCTGATGTCCGTTTGATTTCTTGTGAAAATATTGGATTGTTCACTATCACTATCATCAAAAATATAGAAGTCAAGGTTTTTTTCATAATACATCTACCTTTATTGATAAGTTTGTTTTGGATGGTCTCCTATCGTGGTCGGTTCCTACTATTATAAGATATTCACCTGGTGATATTTTATCTGTCCATTCTGTACGATATAGTTTCCATACATAAGTTTCTATTCTATCTTCACCTTTTCTCGGACTCAAAGATATTGGTTGCATATGTACCCTTATTCCATCAGCGCTTTTCATAATCAAACGAGTCTTTGGTTTAGTAACCATATATCTAATCTTTATACAATCTCCACCTTGTAAGTCTGTGGTCTGCCACGCTTGTAGTGGGAACTCATAAAAGTCATCAATAGTAGGTTCTTTTTGTACTTTAATGGATTCGTCACTTCTAAAGAATACGAACCCTAAAGTAACCATTATTAATCCACCTAATACAAGTTCTAAAATATCATCTGTAAGATTTAATCTCATAATACCTCTTTATAATAAATAGGGGAAATCGTTATAAATTCCCCCATTAATTATCCTTCGTTTGTATAAAGCGTAGGTAGTTCGTCCAACTCAAATGTCAATGAATCGTACTTGTAGTAATAGATTTCATCGTTTCGTCTGTGATGAAATATTGCTGGTTCACCAGCCGCATCTACACTAAACTGCCATTCGTTATCTTCATCGGGTACACCTTCAAACAATGTAACTGATATGTTACGACTTCTACCAATAACTGTTAGTGGATTATAAGGCCATGCCTCAAGTCCAGTCTCAGTTATTCTTTCAGAAGCTTCTTGTTCACATCCAGCCCATACCATATCGACAAATGTCTTTTCTGCAGCTTCTTCCGCATTATCTACAGTCTGTTGATAACGAGGTATTGCTACAGCCGCTAAGATTCCCAATATGATTGTAACCATTACTAATTCAATCAAGGTAAAACCCTTACTTGTGTTTTTGAGTATGTTCTTCATTTTCTTTCCTTTCGGTTATTGTTTCTATTATTAAATTAAGGTACTAAAGTTTTAAATAGCATTCCTGGATTCTCTGTGTCTATTACGACAAGAGCAGGTGCTTGAGCATCTGTTCCACTACCACTTCCTGGTATTACTAAGTAAGCATACGAACCATCCTGAAATGGTGACTTGATTCCTTTGTTACCAAAGTCTTTTTTGAAGTCAAGTGCTCCACCTGAATTGAATCCAACAGATGTTTCTAAGTTCATCCAATCATCTTGTAAAGCGTCATCGTCATCAGAAGATGCTGAAAATACATAAACAAACTCACCTAATTCAGATTCATATGATTGTTTTTGTTCAAGTATAGTTTCAATGTATGCTTCAAGAGTTTCATCAGTATATGCTCCATCTGACAAGTCAATCCCACCTACAGGTTGGTCATACTTTGATTGTCCAGGAAATCTTCCCTTTCCTTCTTCAGATACTGCTTGGTTGTAGTAGTTGTTGGCTACTGTTAATATCTTATCAATGTTAGCAATTGACTTCTTCTCTTTAGCAGCAGCACCAACATTACCAAACTTAGGAGCAGCTGTAGTAGCAAGTGTTGCCATCATAGCGGTAGTAACAGCAAATTCAGCAAGTGAGTTTCCTGTATTCTTTCTAAGCTTTTTATTTAGTTTTTTGAAAAATCTTTTTATCATATCGAACATTTCAGTCCTCCCTATTTATTCAATTTGAATTTGTCCTAATGACTCATTCTACTTATATACTACAATAACCATACCAAAGCATGCTAAATTCAAGAAATAAATAAAAATAATTTTATGTGTTGATATATAACGACTTACGATAGCAACTATTTTAAACAAAAAAGAGTGCCCGTAAGCACTCTATCTTGTGTAACATAATTTACCGATCTATATGTAAACTTTTGTTACTCTGTATCATATTTGGACAAATCTAAATTTGGTAATGGTTTTTCTATTTTCAAATCTTTGAGTTTAGAATTAGCCACTACTAATTTTGAACCTCCAACTATCTTACCATTTACGACATGATATATAAAGAATGTAGTTTTCCACATACCGACTCTTACGATACGACCTGGATCACCATCAACCTCTACAACATCATCTTCATTGTAGTCGTTTCCTAAAAAAACCATTATCCCATCAACGGCCTCTTGTATAGTACTTTGAAATAACAGGGTTAGAACACCCGCGATAAATAACCAACCATACTCACCGATAAGGGATTCTATTGTTTTAGTTTCCACAACAGTCTCCTCATCTTCAGTTAGTCTATAATAAATATTATGTTTATGTGTGAATAATTAGATATACGTGAATATATTTACAGATTTTGACTTAGAACACGTCCTCTGCTAGTACATCATCAATAGCACCTTTTATGTCTTTACTATCAATGTCCAACTCACCATCCATATCAGCCTTCCAAGTTTCTTTCTTAGAACCGTCATAGAATAAAGCCATAGATGGAAAGTTTCTAAACCTAAGTTTCTTTACAACCTTTGGAGCTTCTTTACTTTTTATTCTTACTATTTTACAATCCTGATATCCTTTTACTCCTTCTAGAATATCTTCGTCAAATGGTTGTTCTTGCCATTCTGCTGTAACTACTACGACAGCCATCCCACCATTTATAGATTCTTTAAAGTTCTTATCATTTACTTGTCCTATAGTAACAGAAAGAAATAATAATAATCCTAATAAATATTTCATAAGTAACTCCTACTTGTCCTTTTTCTTTGCAACTTCAACTCGTAAATTTGCTACGAGCTTTTCTAAATCTTCAATAGCCTCTTCGTACTCATCTATTATTTCATAGACGGCATCCATATCTTCTTGCAAACCACCTACTTGTGATTTGTATTGTTCGTATGAACGAGGCCAGTTATGTCCATCGGGCTTGGATGGATACTCATCACCAAATATAGATTCTATAGATGGTGGTTCGGGAAGATTTTTTGCTTCTTCAATCTCTTGTAGTAACATATAGTAACCACCGACTCCCGCGGCTATTACACTAATCAATGCGCCTAATGTTTGCAAGGACATTGTAAACTTTGTACCCATAACTTTTTCTTCTGAAAGTTCTATAGGTTCTTCTACTACTGGTTCTATTACCTTTGGTTCTTCTACTACGGGCTGTAGTGTAGGTTGAACTGTAGGTGGTGGTGTAGGTTCTTTGTGAATCTCTTCGTGTTTCTCTTCGTGTTTTTGAGTATCCGAATTGTGATTCATCATAGCATCGGTAATATCCTCAAATGTACATACACCCATATCTACAAGAATCTCACCAAGTGTACCTTTCCTACCTTTGACTTGTTCTTGTAAGGCTTTGCTTAGTTGTCTTTTTGTGATAACATCTTCATCACATAACAACTGACCTAACTTGATTCCATTTTCACTCACTAATATACTCCTTGGTAAAATGTAGCCTCAGGATCTGTACCCACTTCTAAGTTATCAAAAATAATTATACCATGTTGCATTTCATTTCTATATGGGTTGAAAAAGTATCCATCTGCGATTCCACTAACTTTACCATCCTCATACTTTTGTATTGATGCTTGTGCAAATTCTGTAAAATCGGATAGTCCAACAATCTCTAATGTTATTCTACCACTTGTAGTTTCAAGTAATAATGAATCCATTTGAGTACCACCTAAATATAATTTAGTATCTATTAGTTGACCATTATCTTGTCCATTGTTATCATACATAATCAAAGCATAATGTTCTTTCTCAGGTGTAACTCTACCATCTTCTCTTTGAAAGTGTAGTACAAATATCTTTTTTATAGAACCATCTTCTTGTACTGATGATGCTCCGTATGTAGTAATACTTTCGTAATACTCACGGACATTAAACTCTGTGCCATTTACCCACATCTCAATGCTTTCTTCTAATGGCTCTTCATCTCTACTGTCACAATTAAATGTAAACAAAGATATCATTCCTATCAAACAAAATAGTTTTAGATTATTGTATATGTCATAATAACTCATTTCTTATCTCCTACCAAATCCTTTATTTGGTTTATTTCCTTCTTTTGCTAACCACTTTTTATATTGATTAGCAGTCCTACCCTCTTTAGCCCACTTTTTATTTAGTGCGGCTCTTCTTTGTTTTTTCTGTTTAGCATTCTTATTTGGCATTATATCCACATTCCGTACAATAGTACTATTAGTCCAGTAGCTGGTAAGATATAAATCTTTTTACCACCCCACCAAGGAATGTCGTATCCTAAGATATGCCATTTGTAATCTACTGGTTTATAAATTGTTCCTTTATTCACGTGATTCAAAGCGGCTTCATAACAAAATGTTCCGATGAACCAACTACCAACACCTAACCAAAAGAATTTAGCAAACGATGCTTCGATAAAAAATGCTACAATTACAGCACCCCATATTCCTACATTCTCTAATATTCTCCACATATGATAATCGAATATACCATTCTTTCCATTGTTCGGATGTATTAGCTTATTCTTATTCTTTCTTGCTTTAGTACTCCAAGTCCAACCTTCGGTTACACCTTCACTAAACCAATAAAGGATTATAAGTAAGCAAAATAAAATTTGTAATATCATCATAGTCTCCTATTTGAATTTGCTATCTATCCAGCACTTACCATAGTATAGTATACCTAACCATACTGTAAATAAGATACCATCTAGATAACTTAGTTCATTCCAAACTGATAAGCTATCCATTACAGAACCATCCACCAAGCAGCTGCTATTTCTACAAATAAGTCAGCGCCTGTGTTATATGCCCATCTCTTCTTTGTGCCATAAGTTTCTTCAGTACCTTCTACATATACTTCGAAGATTTCCCAAGCGACACCGATAATGGCAACCCACATCACAGCCCAAAAATCAGAACAACCTAACCATTGTGCAACCTTTGCTATAAACAAACCAGCTGCTAAATGATATGATGTCCAACCATCTAATGCGCCAGATGAGACTTGCCATTGATAAAACTTTGCTATCGGATTATTCATTCTTACCTTTCTTACTTAGAGCCTATAAGCTTAGAGAAGAAACCTTTCTTCGCTTTCTTTTTGCCCTTCTTCATTTTCTTACCTTTCTTTTTTTTCTTCTTTTTGATTTCTTCCATATTATCCATCTTCATATCTGAAGCGTTTAGATTTGGAACAGCACCAAAGAAAATAAAAAGAGAAAGTATTCCTGTTAGTATTGACTTCATAGTCACCTCCGTTTATTATTTCTTACCACATTGGCAATTTTCACATTCACACATAATCGTTCTCCTTACCATCCTACAAATTGATAATTCATACCGAACTTTATATCATAAGCCGGCCTTTCCCAATAATATAAATATCTACCTTCTGTAAATACTCCCATATTATCCTTTATCTTAACTCCTAATATAGCACCCATATCATAATCATTCCAACTATGCCACATTGGTTTCATCAACATAAATTCACTTGGATCATTACCTTCTTCTAAATGAGTTTGATAATGAGCAGCATTATGATAAGCATAATCAGTATGTCCATAGTGCATCGGTAACCAATTACCCCAACCATGTATCCACCAGTTCTCACCATAGTGATACCAATCTATCCCTAATACTAAAGATGTTTCACTTTGGTATCCTAAATCTTTTTTCTTATCTTCAATGTATCCCTCTAACATTCTTGGAAAGTGATATACAAAATATTCTCTATCTGTGTATGCGAAGATACGACCATCAGCATCTCTCCATAACCAATCATGTCCCCAATATTCTCCACCTTCATTCCAAAATGGTCCTGAACCTTCAATTCTTCTAAGTTCACCTGTGTTGGGGTCTATTTCAAATAATTCATTCTTTATCCAATTACCATCTTCATCTTGCATTGTTGGATCATACCACATATTATCATCAACACCAAAAGCATCTTCAGCAAAGTTCCACCACTGTCCCTTATACCAAGTTGTATCAAGAACCATAGCATCAAATCCATATACAGGATGTTGTCTATGTTTTAGTCCAATAGAAAAATGTAGTTTATCATTTAGAGCTTCTGGTGTGAGGTGTAATCTCAAATCTCCGTGAACATAGCTAATATCTTCTAGACCTAATTCAGTTAGTCCAACTTTACCCATCAAATACTCACCAATATATCTTACCCAATATTCTTGGTTTACATAGTCATTACCCCACTGTCTACCTTCTGACCATTTGATTAGATACTCCCAACCTTTTACAGGTCCAAATGTAGCACTTTCATTAGCATTATGTTCTGAACCATCATACCAAGTTCCACCTTTACCAGCTGATTTGACTCCTCTCTTTGGTTCATATTGAAATCTACCAATTTTACGAAGTCCAAAGGATGTTTGAAAATCAGGCTTTAGTTCTCTTTCAGTTCTTTCAACTACTAAGTTACCAGTTGACAATCCACCTGTAATAGCAAATCTATCGTCTTGATATCTTGGCGCATTTAAACTAAAACTACCATATGCAGTCGAGTATTTAAAAAACTTCCAAAGTTCATTTTCTCCAAACAATGAAGAGACCAATAACAGGCCTATTAAGATTTTCTTTAACATATTTTTTCTCCTAAAGATAGACTTCCATCTATAAATATAACATTACCTCAATTATATTCAGGAACAAATTTGAACTCTTCGTCACATACAGAAAAGGTTAGAATCCATTTTTTATCTTTGCCTTCATCCCACTCTTCGTAGCTTGATAATAAACAAGTATCAGTAGTCATTCGCTTTACTACTTCATCCATTTGATTTTCTGAATTGCAGATTATATTTATCTCATCTCCGTTAGTTTTTACCATTACCATATTATCAGCGTCATTATAAACAGTATTAGATTTCATTCTTCTATTTTGCTTACTTTTAGCCACTCTTTTCCCCATATAAATCCCAAGCCTTTGGAGGTGCTTTTGGAGCTTCTTTACCATCGTCAATACTAATAATTCCATTCTGTGCGTCAACTTCAAAAAACATTACTCCTTTATCTAAGAATATCATATTCAAACATTCTGTTAGTGAATCATATACTGTATTATTCATCTTCCATCTATCTCCAGGTGGAATTCTTTCTGCAACTTGTACTTTCATATTAGTTCCTTAAGTTATAAAAATATCGATTTTTTGTTTTTGGTTCATCATATGTCTGTCTCTCTATCCACATAGATAAGGTTTCTTCCGCTGATAGGATTCCAATGTCATAGTCATCTTGATATCTTTCTAACATATCAGCGACAATAGGATGTCTTACAACATCTCTTAAGTCGAACTGACTGAATCCTACTCTTCGTAATCCAGTAAATCTTTTGATAGCATCCTCTAAACCATTTTCATTTTTGATATCAGATTGCATCAAATCGCCATTCACTATATATTTACTTCCTTGTCCTATACGAGTTACGAAAGTTTTTATCTGTGATGGTGTGGCATTTTGCGCCTCATCCAATACGACTATACTATCTGTTAGTGTTAGTCCTCTCATATAAGCCAAAGGAATAACTTGTACTACTCCAGCTTTTTTGAGAACATCTAATCTTTGTTTACCGATAATCTGTTCCATATTATAATACAGCGACATCATATATGGTGCTGTTTTTTCATCAATATCTCCTGGCAAATATCCCATCTTTTCTCCATCTACTTCTACCAGTGGTTTTGTAATTACCAACTTATCATATTTACCTTGAGCTAGATTCTTTAGAGCATAATGTGTAGCCAAATATGTCTTACCACATCCAGCAGGACCTATTGAAAATGTAACATCGTTTCTTCCAATAGTTCGATAGAATGTTTTCTGATTTGGTGTTCTAAACTCTAAAGAGCTCCAATCGATTCTTTTGATTTGCGATAGAGCTTGTCTTTTATTCTCACAGGGTTGGTCTGCTTTGATTTGTGTAACCGTCTTTACCTTGGATTTATCCATTGGGATTCTCCTCTATTTTAGTTAGTAACTCGGTGATTTTCCCTTTAGTAATAAATATAATATATACTGCGTTAAAGTTTAGGTTTTAATTCATTTTCTAAAATTTCTAATAATTCTTTTGTAACAAAATTGTATTCAGGATACTTTACTATGGTAGATATAAGATTGTCAACATACTCATGCGGCATCGTATCTAATCTATACTCCCCTACTATAATAGCTTGCTGTATAAAAGAGTTTACTGCTGTCTGTAAATCCTCTGGTAAACTTGGGCTAGACTTCACTTTCTTTAAGTTTATTAGTTGCTCTCTTTGGTCTTCTGTCATTATTCACCGTCCCATACATATTCACTTATGTTATTTTTAGTTATACCCCACTCATCAGATATTGCTTCTGAACCTCTACAATATCCACAGAAAGGCGGCACCTTTTCTCTTTCTTTTTGTAACTCATCAAATGTTTCTAATTTATCTAAATGTATAGCATCCTCATCTTTAATTACAAAGTTATGTTGTCCCTCAAACTGCATATCAAAATATTTCCAATAAGCAATAATAGGGCACATATAAATTTTATTATCGACTAAATGCGTACAAGTCTTTCTCCAGTGACAATCAACAGAATACCTTTCATGATCTTCATCGTAATTTGAATGTAGCCATTTAGAACTAAATTCCTGTCCTACTGTTGCTTCTTCAAATGAATCAGCTTCTCTAACAGGACCAGCACTATACCAAAACCAAAGACCAGGAACCTTTTCATCTAATATTGCCATAATCTTTTGATGGTTTATTTTCTTACCAGTAAAATCATGAGGATATATCGATAAACATACTTGTACTTTATTTCTTCTTATACATTCCCAAAATTCTTCTTTTTGTTTAGGTACGAGTATCCCATTAGTTACAATCTGTAATCCACCTTCATCGTATTCATATGGAAATAAATGTTTTACATAATCAATTGTTGGTATAAGATGTTTGAATAGAAGTGGCTCTCCACCTAATAGAGTAACCTTTTCTATACAATCAGGACTACCTTCCTTTGTTAGTTTCCAAATCTTATCGAAGTCGTGTTTTATCTTCTCAAAGTTTTTTGGTATCTCTTTATTTGTACTTTTTAGATTTGAAAAATGTGAACAAGACTTGCAATTCAAATTACATCTGTCTGTTACATGATATTCGATTCTTAGCTTATCAGTTCTCCGTAAGCTTTCCATAATAACCTCTTTAGTTTGTTATAACCAATTTTTCCATGAACTATATGAATGAAAGTTTATATGTCCGTTGGGTGGTATCTGTTCTAAATTAGATGGTTTTCCTGTTCCACCTTTTTTAGTAATAATTCTAGCTGCTTGTTTCTTTTTTCTATCTATAAGAAATACTCCACCTGGTAAGTTACTAATCTGCATTCCCTTTTCAGCTCTTACCATAGTAGCCTTATCTCTGTAAATCATTTTGTTACCACCAGGACCAGCACTAGACCATTGTCCAGTAGGTTCTTTATCACCACTAGCTACATAAAGATTGAATGGTGTCTTTACAAAGAAATGTACTTTATCGCTTCCATATAATGGATGCTTGTATGCTTCATCCAGTAGTTCTTTTAATTTTATCATACCCTAACCTTATACTTACTCTTTAAAATGTTCTCAACTTCTTTCTGACTTTTACCAATTATCATATCTATGTTTTTAGTAACCGGTATAGTTTTGTTACTAACTTTGATATCTAAATTTACTTCACCAACAATAGCAGAAACATATTTTCTTGCAGCCTTTGCTTTAACATATCCACTTCTTCCGTGATGTACACCTTTTTCATCATATGTCTTTACGATTTCTAATTTATCCTTTGCTTCAGCCGATATGTTTCTACCTACCTCTGAAGCTAATATTTTATCAGCAGAAGCCGATAACATTCCAGCACCCATTCCTTTAGAACGTATCTTTGACCTTCCAACTGCAACTACTCCTCTTGGATTCGGTGTTATAGCAACAAAGAAACTTTCAGTTAGTAAGTCTTTTAGTTTTATCATTGTTGGTATTTCCTATCTTTAGTCATCTCTAACATAAGTTTTGATTTAGTATAGATGTATTCTATTTCTTCTATAGTAGTCATATCATTCTGATTCTTTATAGCTCTCTGTAAGTTTTTAGCACTGTCTAATAGATACTTTGCTTGTCCACGAATCTGAGAATAAAAGTTTACATTCAAATCCTCTACTACAGTATCCTTACCACCTTTTCTTTCAAACTCTGTAAGTCCATCTGACTCACCAAACTTTTTAGACCATCTATTAGGTTGACCTTCAAAGTCCTTATTATTCCATTCAAGTAATTTTTTCAATTTAATCATTAGTGTTTCCTAAAGTCTTGTATACAATCCTGTATGCTTTGTGAATATTTTTTGTAGTTGGTCATTGTAAACACCTGTTACTTTCTTGACCACTGTTATCTTAGTTCCTCTTATTCTAATAAATTCCATATCATATAAGTCGTTAGATTTTAAATCAATTCTTACATAGTTTATACTTTTAGAGTTTTTACCAATTCTAAATCCTAAACCTTGTTTACCAAATGAAAATTGTTTAGCACCTGTCATAGCAATAAACTTATTGCCACCTAACTGTTTTCTAAGTTCATCTGCTTGCTGTCTATTCATAGCCTCAGTTACTTTGAATGGTGGTCTATCTTTATCGGTATAAACTTTACCTAATTCTAAATCCTTTACCAAGTCCTTTAACTTTACCATTATAATACTCCGTGTATTATATCGTAATTTGAAAACTTTTTCTTTAGTAAATTCATAAATGGCTTTTCCATATCATTTCTAGTTAAACTCAGCCCTCTTGGTAAGTGTCCTATAACATCTTGTAAATCCATAATTGCCTGATAAAATTTCATATGTTGTTTACTACCAGCCAATTTAGCTAATTCATATCTAGCCATTGTATGATTATTTCTATCGGTAAGCATACGAATCTTTTCTATATAAGCACCGCCTAATTCTTGCTTCTCTACAAGTAATGATTTTAGTTTTACCATTTTCTACAGCTCCAGTAACGGGCCTTATGTCTTGGCCCTGGTGAATCACAATTATGTCTAGCTCTGAATGAAGCCCTAGCCTTAGGATTGGATTTACGAATCCTCATCGTACCACCCTTGGCATCTCCTCCTTGACCAAAGTTGACTTTTACTACATTACCTTTAGGGTTCTTTACATATACCTTAAATTTCTTTTGGTCACCCTGCATAATTTTTCCTAACTTCACTTTCCTACCTTGGTACTCAGCTTCTGTTAGAGATAAGTCTTTTATATGTTCAAAAGTATATCCATGACCTTTACCACCTTCTTCATAGAATATTTCATAGATTTCTTTCACACAATTAGGAACTTTCTTTCCATTCTTATCTTTCATTCCTACTTGTTTGTATCCTACCCAACAAGCTTCATTTACTGATAATGGGGATTTTTGATGATTTCTACCTTTTCTGAATTTAAAGTTGTTTCTCTTATTAATTGAACCAATAAATGCACCTTTATAATAAAGTTCAACATAATTCATTTTTTTTGATTTAGCAACTTTTGTTGTTTTAGAAATTACATCGGAAAATTTATCACCTTTAACTATTTCTTTATGTGATGTCTGTCTATTGTTAGTGTCTTTGTAGAAATCTACATCAAATGCAGAGATGCTTTCATTTACGGATTCTTTTACACCCTTACCACCCATTTGTTTATAAACCTTTATTAGATTTTTTAGATGGTCTTCATCTCTAGCATTAGTAACTCTACCTTGTTTCTTAATCTTCTTTTGAAACATTAGTATAGCATCTTTAATTTTATTTAGTTCCATAGCAGCTTCATTTACACCTTCTTTTAAATTTCTAAATTTATCACCCATTTGGAGTAAATCCATTATGTTACTCATTTGACTCATATGACCATTAAACATACCTCGACCAACTTTGTTTCTGATTGCTAATGCCCATTCTCTTTTGTTCTTATCAGGTACTTCCTTATGTTTCTTCATAAACTTTATAAAATCTTGATAATGCTCAACAAAAGCACCGAGATTTAAATTATATTCTTCTTTTGGCGAACCATCAAAATCTTTATATGGATCTAAAGCTTCATCTACATTTTCTTTAATTCCCAATACCTTTGGCATTTTTAAAGTCATATCAACAAGTTCATCAGAAGTATATTTTTCCATAGCTTTCTGATACTTCTTCATCTTTGGGTGATTG